CTTTTGATAAATCTAATATTGTATTAAGAGGTGTAGTTACTGGTGCTCTTGGTGGGGTAAGTACTTTGCCTGGAATATTTTTTTCTAAGGAATTAAAAAATGCAGAAAAAACAGTAAAAGAATTTGAGAAAAAAATAAATAAAGGTAAATCTGTTACAAATAAAGATCCTGCATTAAAAGAGTTAGAAAGACAGTTAAGTAAAACAGATGAGCAAATAGCTAAAGTTTATAATGCAGACCCTAATGCTGGAAGACTTGTAATTGATAAATTATCTACAGAAAAAAACAAGTTACTTCAATCACAAGTACACAATAAATTATTTCCTGTAGCTGTTAGAATTGCAGGACATATAATAAAATCTGATCCTACAACTTATGTTCCTAAAATAGATAGATCAGGAAAAGCAAAAATACTTGTAGGTGGTAAGCTAAAAAATATATCTACTGCTGTAAATGAAGTTATAGGAAATTTAGGAAAACTAGATGCTTTAACAATAGAACAAGCTGCTGTAAGAGCAGGTGTTGATCCTGATACTTACACAAAAAGTGTACAAAATAATTTGTTAGATGTTTTAAAAAAGTATGACATAACACCAGAAGAATTTTCTAAAGCAATGAACACTTCAGTTTCTGATAGTGCAAAAATATTTCAGCCATATTCTTATGTGTCAAATTTAACTAGGGCTATGGCAGGTACAGATAAAAAAGCTAGAGAGTTTATGGAAACTGTTTATACTGAACAATTTAATGCTTCACCAGTTTCTACAATTTTTAATGCTTTTCATACTCTAGAAAGAACTTCTAAAATTTGGGTAACTTCTGCATTGTCTACTACTAGTTTAAATGTTATGGGTGGTCTAGGTGCATTAACAATGAAAACAGCAGCTAATGTTTTTGAATCTATATTTCAAAGAGCAATTAGAGGAGTTGCTGTTTCTATGGGAGCAGATCCTACAGTTTTAAAAATACAAGAACCAAAATCTATAGGGGATATATTTGCTACATGGGGCAAACTTGCTAACTACGGAATGACATCTTTAGAAGCTGATGCAATATTAAAGTTTAACCCTACTATTAAAAATAGATTAATAAACACTCTTGCTATTGGTGAAGGAGAGGATAAACTAAATGCAGTAAATAGATTTTTAGCATCTTTAAATTTAGCTCAAGATGCTCTTTTTAGAAAGTCTGCTTTTGTAGCATCAGTAGAATCAGAATTAAAATATTTAGGAAAAGATTTATATAAAGATTATTTAAAAAATGATATTCCTATTCCAAAAGAGGTATTAGAAAAAGCAACTGAAGATGCTATGAGAGCTACTTTTTCATTTCAATTTGGTGCAAATAAAAGTGCTAAAATAGATGACACAATAATTGAAGCTAGAGGTAATAATATTGCAAGGGGCTTTATTAATTTTTTTGAAAACACACCATTTGTTTCTTTAGCTATCGCCTTCCCTAGATTTATGGCCAATGCTATTAACTATCAATATAGATTTAGTCCTATAGGTGGAGCATCAGGTATGTATGACACCTTATCAGGGTTATTGGGAAAAAGATACTTTGGTGTTGGAGGAAAATTAACAGATGATCAAAGAGCAGCCTTAATAAAAAAAGGAACAGAGGCTACTGCTAGAGGTGCTGTAGGTAGTACTGCACTTTACATGGCATATCAATATAGGATGCAACCTGAAAACAGAAGCAGAGATTGGTGGGATCTAAAAATAGGAGATGCTACATTTGATGCTAGAGCTTTTTTTCCTGTAGCACCTTACTTTGCAATGGCAGAATTACTTATTCGTATGTTTGACTTGGCAAAAGATTCGGATGTAAAAACTTTAGATACTAGTGTAGAAGCAGTTTTAGAATCTGTAGCTGGTTTAAAAGCAAAAGATTTAGATTTATTTCCAGATTCTTTATTAAGGGCTTTTCAAGACCTAAAAGATGGTACTTTTTTTGAAATGGGATTAACAAGATTTGCAGAAACATTTTTTAATTTTGGTGGTAGATTTTTACAACCTATAAAACCTATAAGAGAGTACCTTGATGGATTAAGTTATGAAGGTTTAATGGCTAGAGATCCTAAAGATATAGATGTAGATATTTATACAGGAGAAAAAGATGGAAATGTTTTAATAGAATCTCTTAGCAATCAAGTTAAAAATAAATTACCTGATGTGGTTGATAATTATGGAAAAGATAGTTTAGAAAAAGCAGTATCATACTTTAGACAAGGAGCACCATCAGGGGCAGGTAGATTTTATAGTAATTTTATGGGTATTAAAATGACTCCAGATCAAAATAAAATTGAAAAAGAAATTACAAGATTAGGTATAGTACCTTGGAGAATGGAGGTATATAAACCCATAGGTATAAAAGCATTTGATAATGTTGTGATCTCTAATGGATTATATTTTATGGAAAATGAAGTTCTTAATTTAATGAAAACAGAAACTTATAAAAAATCTACTGACAATACTAAAAAAAGATTATTAAAAAAAGAGATTAGTAAAGCTTTTACTAGTGCAAAAGATAGATTAAAAATAGATGGTGTAGATAAAAGAGATGGATCTGTAATATCAGAAGACTTAATAAAACTTAACAATTATATAGATTATAAACAACTAAGCAAAGCATTAAGAAAAGAAATAGAAGAAAAGTATCAACAAATGCATCCTGAAAATAAAGAATTAAGTGAAACAAAAGAGTTTGGAAAAGCCTTAATGATAAAAGATAGTTTAATTAATCTTTAACCTGTAGACATATAATAAACATACAGCCCTGCAAACATTGTAGGGTTTATAGCAGCAATATAAAATGCCATACACCAAAGTATAAATTTAATCATTAGAAGTGTTTATTTAAAACGTCTAATCTATCTTCATATGTAGCAATACTATCTAACTCCTTTTCTATAGTTTCCATAACATCAGGATGCTCTGCAACACCCTGTGCATTTTCCATTAATACAATTACATTTATTTTATGTTTAGCTATTTGTCCTTTAGCATGAAAAATTAAAGCTGTTCTTATTTTATCTTTTAAATTAGGCTGCAATTTTTTGTTCCTTCTCCTTAGTATCTTTCCATCCCCAATCCCCTGTCATTCCAGAGGCATTATAATCAGTCACAACACCCTCGAAAAAGTTTTTAAGGGTATCACCCCCTACTATCCAATCTAACCATTCAAGAGGGTTTTCTTTAACTTTAAAGTTACCTTTTAAACCCAACTGAATTAGTCTTCTATCTGCTATGTATCTAATATAATGCTTGACTTGTTCAGCACTAAGCCCTTTAACTGCCCCCATCTCAAAGGCTGTATCTACTACAGCATCTTCTAATTTTACCCCATCCCTAAACATTTGATATATATCTTTCTTAAAATCATCTGTAACTATTCTAGGATGCTCCTTACAAAACTCTCTAAATAATTTAACCATACCCTCACAATGCATGGTTTCATCTCTAACAGACCACTCTACTATCTCACACATACCTTTCATCTTGCCATATCTTTGATAGTTAAGAAGCATAGCAAAAGCTGAGAACAAAGACATACCCTCATTCATAACTGACCTAGCTATAGCCTTACCTAATCCTGATATAGAATGCACATCTATATCGGACATAAAATCTATCTTGTCTTTCATCTGTTTATAATTTAAAAAAGCTGAATACTCTTCTTCAGGTAAACCTAAAGTATCATTTAGTAGTGCATAACTTCTTTGATGTACAAACTCTCTGTTAGTAAAGCTAGTCAGCATGGCTCTAATCTCATTGTTTTTGAATTTCTGTATATAGTATTCAAGATAATTCGTACCCACAGCTACGTCACTTTGCGTAAACAATCTAAGTATTTGAGTGATATGATTTTTCTCTGCTTCGGTTAACTTACCTGACTGCCATTGTGACACATCATCTTGCAGTTTGGCTTCCCATTCACCCCAATGGGCTTTCTCAGACTGCACGGCAAACTCTACAGCCCAAGGATATTTAAAAGGTTTATACACAATTGAGGGATTTGTAAGACTCATACGTTACTCCTTGGAAAAATAAAGGCTCGAATGAGCCTATTGATTTTACTAGTTTTATACAAAATTAAGACTAAAGCAATAAGTATATTTATGTATTTGTATAAATCTCCTCATCTTTTGTAATGTTATTTATGGTTACTTTTTTACTAGATTCTGTCATGTCTTTATAATTAAATGTATCACCTAAATTAATTTCATTTAAAATAATTACAATAGATTGCTTTAATTTATATAATTTTTTAGTTCGATTAGAACCCACATATTGTTTTTCTACCTCATCTAATAATTCTTTTAGTGCTTCTTTAATAAAAAAATTTCTTAAATCCTCATCAATTTCTATTTTCATTTTCTTCCTTTGTTTCTATAAAAGGGTATAAAGGGCTATTGTCTTTTTCTAATTCTTCTATATTAATTTTCTTTCTACTTTTTATCCAACACTTTGGTATATGCATTCTTGAATTAGTATCATCACCTGCATAAGTAGATGCAACACAAACTGCTTTTTTATCTTCAGCTACAATGAAACCAACAGTAACTACATTAGCTAATTCTGCTGTCCTATCATCACTCCAACCATCATCGGACTGTGCATCCATCCATCTAATAACCTCTATGTAATCAGTATTAATTTTTTTATTATCTTTTTTACTCACTAGGTATCTCCAATGGTATTAAATTTTTAGCAGGTACTTGATAAAACTTTTCACCTTTATATACATACTTATTAGGCACTTCAACAATAGGAGTCTTAGCCAACGTTTCACCTTCGATAAGGTATCCATAAGTTTGATCGGAATTAAAAACGAAAAAACAGATCGGCAAACTGTATTTAGATTTGTCCAAAAACTTACCTTTCCGTTGGGGTATTTGGAGTTTTTCATATTGAAACTTTCTTCCTTTCCAGGGTCTTTTAATTTCTACTTCACAATAAAATTTATTAGTGTTCCCATCTACTCCTAAAGATTTAGAAGTTACTATTAAGTCTGGCCCATATCTATCTTTATTATCTTCAACATAATAATCTTTAGAAGTCCAATATCTTTTACCTGCATCCCTTGCAAGTTTATCAAATTTTAAAAATAATTCTCTGTCGAATTTTTTAAACATAAACCTATCCTTGGCAAGATATACATTCGTCAGCATCTTTTAAAGCATCTCTAACAATTTGAGTGCCTACTTTATCAGCCTGATTAGTTGCACTTGTTCTTAGATAATACAAACCTTTTAAACCTGATCTCCAAGCTCTAAGATGCACACTATTTACATATCCTTTATCACTACCTGATGGGAAAAATAAATTAACTGATTGACCTTGACATATAAAAGTTTGTCTATCTGCTGCATGTTCAATTACCCATTCTTGATTTAATTCAAATGCAGTTTTAAAAACAGACTTTTCATAATCAGTTAAAAAAACACAATGCTGAACCGATCCCTCGTTGCTAATAATAGATTTCCAAACTTCATCTGTGTTCTTTTGATACTTCAATAAAACTTTTTCTAAGTATCTATTCTTAATTAAATGTGAACCCACTCTTGTTCTATGCACATAGGCATTAGATTTTATAGGTTCTATGCTAGGAGTACAACCACATATGATAGAGCTATTAGCATTAGGTGCTACAGCTAGTAAGTGAGCATTGCGTTTTCCTGATCCAATCATGTCAGGTGCTTCACCTCTTTGTTCAGCTAATAATCTAGTTTCTTCGAGGGCTTGCATTTTAATATTTCTAAACATACGTTTGTTTATACCTTTTGTAGATACTCCCTCAAAAGAAATATTATTTTTTTGTAAGTAACCATGAAACCCCATTGCCCCAAGTCCTAATGATCGTTCAGCAATGGCACTTCTTTTAGCCTTAACTAAATCATCAGGAGCATTGTCTATAAACTTTTGTAAAACATTATCCAAAAAACGAATCAAATCTTTTACCATGTTAGTGTCTTTCCAATCATCATAAAACTCTAAATTGACACTAGACAAACAACATACAGCAGTACGTTTTTCATTGGTAGCTAAATGTATTTCATTGCAAAGATTACTACCATGAATTTTAAGACCTAATTTTTTTTGCTCTTCAGGCAAATGTTTATTAGCTGTGTCTATAAAATTTATGTAGGGAGAACCTGTTCTAAATCGTGCCTCAAGTATACGTTGCCACAACTCTCTAGCTGACATGGTATCTCTAACAGCTTTTGTATCAGGGTCTTTAAACTGCCACACTTCATTGTTTTCTACAGCTTTAATAAAATCATCTGTTACGTTTACTGCATTAAACAGATTAAAGCATTTACGATTAGAATCACCCCCAGTAGGCAGCTTAAAATTAATAAACTCGCACACACTGGGATGACTAACATCCATATATGCTGCATAAGAACCTTTCCTAGTTTTACCTTGTTTATAGGCAGTCATCTGACTGTCAACAACTTTAAGGAATGGGATAGGTCCGGGAGATTTATCACCGACTGCCCTCACATCAGACCAATGACCACCTACCCCACCACCTTTTACAGACAACCATGCTACTTCAGAATTGTGAGAGATTAAATCTTTTAATGTATCTCCTACATAAGTTAAAAAGCAACTAATAGGTAAAGATTTCCATTTACCATTAGGAACAGGAGCATTACTAAGTACAGGACTAGCAAACATAAACCACCTGTTCGACGCATAATTATATATTCTCTGTGCAAAATCAAGGTCATCATTACAATAAGCAAGAGAGGCTCTAGCAAAAGATTCTTGAGGAGATGTTTCTCCTGGAATCATATAATAGTCTTGCAACAGTTGTAATCCCTGATCTGTTAAATCTTTATCTTTATTTAAGTCTATAGTTATACCATTATAATTCACAACCAATTATCTCCTTTTGTTTTTTTTAGTAAATCAATCATCTTATTTAAATACCATAGACATTTTTCAGCATTTTCTAGAGGACTTCCTTTATGCCACATCCTTAACAAGTATTTAATACAATTTCCTTGACAGTAAGATATTGATTCGTAATTACCAAGAGTGTCAACGATTACATCTATAGTTTCATATTTACCCTTGTTGTAATGAGGGGGATGATTAACTAAATCTACTTCTTTTTCTTGTTCTCTTAGTTTCATGCATTGCCTTTAGTCTTAGTCCAAGAAGATAAATGTACAACATTATTACCATTGATAGGTTCGTATTCTTCAAACCCTTCCTCTTTTGCTATATCATCCATTTTTTCTGAAACTCTAGCAGCAAAATCTGTGTCTGTATTTAAAAGATGAAAACATGTAATCAAAGCATATACAACATCTCTTAACTGATCTGCTTCATCTTCATTCAATTTACTTGATGGCATGAATACAGCACTAACATCGACTGTGCTATCCCAATTATTTTTCTTAGTAAACTTAGGTCTAAATACTAAAGCTACATCATCATTTGTTAAATTTTTATCCATTTTGCTCATTACATTTTTCTCCTGTGTACTTAATAAAATTACCATGTGTTCCTACTGATGCCTCATCAATCCATTCCTGCGGAATTAATTTTAAACTAAAAGTAAATCCATGCTTATCACACCAATCTGCATAAGTGGTTCTACTTTTTTTATTTAATTTTCTTTTAGCCGATTCAAATACAAAACGTATATCTAAATTAGGATGTTGTCGTTTAATTAATAAATGCTTACGTCTATCTTGTGCTGTGAATAAACCTTTCGTTTCTATTAGTATTCCATTAGGTAATAAAAAATCAGGTGTGTATTTTCTATAAGCTAAATCCTCCCACTCTATTTTTAAAGGTTCATACTTTGCATCTATACCTTTATCTTGTAAATCTTTTTGTACCTTAAACTCTAATCCACTTCTGTAACCTTTTATCCTAGAAGTTATATAAGATTTAGCATTAAACATTTTTAATCTCTGTATAACATATCATTGGTTTTTCTTCTGCTCTTGAAACTAAAGAAGGTCTTTCTTGTAGAGTAGGCCAACATGCATATCTATAGCTACACCAAGAACACTCTATACCTAGCTTTCTATTGCCAGATGGTCTTTTACGATAGGTTTCTTCAACATCTGAATAACATCTGCGAAATCTATTTTGCTCTAGCTCTTCAGTTAAGGCTTCAGTTTTTTTGATACATTTATTTGTATCTATGTTGGAGGCATCAACATATTTAAAACTGCCATTGCCTTTATTGACAACCCACCAACCACCTGGCTTTGTCTTAGTTGCTTTAGCATACCCTGCTAACTGAGATACATATCCAAATGAATCGTGTTCAGCAAGGGTGTTATAATCTTTAAATTTATTTTCATAAGACCAAGGACTAGCTGATTTAATATCATCAACAGCATCATTGACTATAAGATCTGGTGTTCCGTCTATTGTCTTGCCATTGTCTAAACTCAGAGTTACTTTCTCTCCGTTTTTATAATCAACACCTGACTGTTTTAATATACCTTTAAATACTGCTTCCACAATATCCCCCAACATCATGTTAATAACAAAGCTAGATGATGGGGGTATTGCAACTTCAGGTTTATTTTTGTCAAACCAAAGTTGACAATAACTCCTACCGATATTTGACATTCGTAATGTAAAATCTCTTTTGTTGTTGTCAACAAATTGTTTTGTCAAAGCAACACGAACATCATTAGTGATCTGATCAATCACCTCAGGTGACATAGTTGAATCACCTGCCTTCAGACCACTAAGATATTTGTGTATTTTTATTTCAGCAGGATGATTCACTAAGCTGCTTTATCCTCTTCTACATCAACAAACTCTGTTACAACTTTATCGGATTCAGCATTACCTTTTTCTTTCAATGCCTTTGTGTGTTCATCACGAACATAATCATTATAATTTTTTATCCAATCGTTAAAATTAACTAAAGTCTTTTCATCTTTTTCATTTAGTTTAATTTCTTTTGGATTTAATTTAACAGTTGGCAAATAATACTTAGCACCTGTTGGTATAGTCCTCTCTTCAGTTTCTAAATCTATATCGTGTTGAGGAAGTATATGATTCTGTTTAGACATTTGTGTTATAGGAGAACCGAGTATTTTAAAAGCATCACGATTATCAACTTCCCAAATAAAAGGTATTGCAGAAAAATCCTCTTTTGCTTTATCTATCTCATTCCCTGATTCATCTACAGGATTATGTAAAGTTACTTCACCAAACAAAACTCTTACACGTTTAATAGACTTCAATAAATCTTTTGTTTCTTGAGGTAAAGAATTGTAATCTTCTATCCAACCACTAGGCTTACCACAATTAACACCACCTGTATTATCAATTAGATCTGATTTCAAATCATTAGCCATGATTGTTTTAACAAACATTCCTTTATCATCATCCAACTTGACATATTTTTTATGCATAAATTTTTGTTGAAACAACCTAATAGAGGCAGTAGTAGAAAATATTTTTCTATCGTCATGGGGTAGTTGCAACATGTATGATCCTGCATCTACGACTTCTACACGTTTTACTTTACCTTTAACGTTTGTTTCTCCCATAATTCCTGCGTGAGAAATTTTTAATCTAGCAAGAGTAGAACCACTCTTCTTTTTTTCCATGTCTTGCCCCATGCCCATTGCTTCAGCAAGTTGATTAAAGTTATTTGCGTGATCTTTTAAATTTACTAAGTCTGACATAATATTTTTTCCTTTATATATCTATTTGTTCTAACCAATTGTTTCCTATTTTTGCTTCTAATAATAATGGCACATTAAACTCTATGCCATATTTAGTTTCTAACAACTTAACTAAATTCTTTTGCACTTCTTTAATAACATTTTGTATCTCATTAATTTCATCAGGATGTATATCAATTACTATTGAATCGTGTACTGAGTTTACCACAACACTCTTTAAATGTTTAATACTATTGTATATTTCCACTAAAACCAGGGGTACAATGTCTGCTGTGGCAAATGATTGTACAGGATAATTCTTTATTTGTGTAAAATTTGTTACCGATCCGTCCCTTCTCCTCTTAGTATCAGGAAAAGAAAACTCTCTTCCACTAGGTATTTTTATGTATCCATAATTAACTGCTTGATTGGCTAATTTTTTATGCCATTTACCTATACCTTTATACTTCTCTAAAAAATGTTCATAATAAGTTGCCTCTGCTCTAGTCCTACCATAGCCTGATGCTCCATATAAAGGTGCAAATGTATGTGCTTTAGCTACTTGTCTAGTAGTAGGTTGTCCTGCATCACTTATTACTTTAGCAGTATAGGCGTGTACATCAAACCCCTCAGTCACTTCCTTGATTGCTGTAGAATCTTGACTGAGAAAAGCTGCAACTCTAAATTCTAATTGTGCAAAGTCAGCCTCCATAATTTTGCCCCCATCAAATCTAGATACAAATACTTTTTTGACAGGGAACGTTGAACCTCTAGGCATGTTTTGCATATTAGGATTAGAGCCTGAGAATCTACCTGTAGATGTTACATGTTGATTTAATTTTACATGTAGAAAATCATCCTCTTTTAAAAAGTTTTCGATGCCATCTACAAAGTTAGACAGATAACTAGTAATAGCAGACAATCTTCTCAATTGTCCTAAAAAAGTTTTAGCCTCGTCCATACCTTTAGTAGAGGCAACTCTTTCAAGCACCTCTAAATTACTTTTAGAAGTAGAAAAACCATTAGCTGATGCCCACTTTACAGAAGGGGGGCTAAACTTTAGTCCTGCTATGTCTTTCGTTTGTTTATATATAAACCCTGTGCCATTACAAACAGAACACTTAGTGGGTTTTTTATAAAGACCTCCTGTTTTTTTCTTTTTAAAATAAGAACCTTTACCTTTACATGAATTACATTGCTCTGCTCTAGTTTTATACAAAGTTTTAAAATTAAACTTTATTAAATTTTTAAATGCAGGTGTCGGCAGGTTTGGTTGTATAGAAGATGCCCATCTTTTTTTATCTATTGGTTGTCTACTAAATAAAACCCAAGACAATTGTTCAGGGCTGCCTAGATTAATTGGGGTATCTCCCATTAAATATCTTGTGTAAGAGTTAAGTTTCTTTTCTAAATCTAACTTCTCTTCTTCAAACTCTTTTCTTACTTGAGATAATTTATTTCTGTCTATCTTGAATCCTGATTGATACATTCTAGACAGCACTACTGCCACTTCATTAGTAATGTCTATTGTTTTTTTAAGCCCTTGATTCTCAACATCCGACAATCTGTTTTGTATCTTCTCGTATACCTCCTTGGTCGCACCGAGATCATGTCGGAGGTAGGTTTCAAGTTCGAGTCTTGGAATTTCTCTTGTGCTATATCCTCTTTTAAAATATTCTTTGAGTGTATCTTCTTTTTTTGTTTCACATTCATATCTTTCTGCTACTGCTTTTAATCCTAGTGGATTAGTTACACCCCTTTGTAAAACATACTCTGCCAACATAGTATCAAATACTTTACCCTCGTATTTAAACCCACTCTCCCACAACCATAACAGATCATGGGAAATATTATGTCCAATTAACAGAGTAGCTTGATCTAAATAGCCCTGAACAGCATAGTAATTAGATATTGGATCGTCTTCTCTAGTAACACCCACATGGTCGAAAATATAAGTGGATGAATCCTCAGAACCCAATGGGTAAATACCAACCATAACCAAAGCATTTGTCCTCTCGAATGGATCAAGATGTAACTTATTGTTTTTAGTGGTTGTTGTGTTTTCAACATCTATTATTAATTCCATTTACTCTCTCTCCTATCCATTTAACAACAGGCACAGCCATGCTATTACCTAATGCTTTATACCTATGTCCATCAGGTGTGTGAGGTCTATTGTCATAAGGTATCTCAGTATATCCACATGGAAACCCTTGTAGTCTTTCACATTCTACAGGAGTTAAACGTCTAATTACTGACTTTTGATGGACATAATTTGTTTGTCTTGCCCCAGAATCTGCCGACAAAGATCCAGATATACTTCCATCTTCTCCTATATAACGAACTTCATCACGTTGATTCTGTTGAAAAATCTTTGGTTCTTGAGCCTCATATACAATAGGAGTGTCTGTCATATTTTCCCACCTTGCTTTCATGGTAGGGGATGTTTGCTCAGTATCTCTGTATCGTGCATCTTTAGCACGAGCTTCATATACAACAGCATGAACATCTGTTTTAGTTAAGGTGTACATGGTATTGTCCTCAGATGCACCTACTCCATTTGGTCCAGCTTTCTCACTTCTGCCAATTAGATTACCTTGAATAGAAACAGGTACAAATCTAGGACAATCCGAGTTAATATGTTGATCTTCTAAACCCATCTTATCTCCATACCTAGCATCAAGTGTGTTACTTATTCTCGCAGGCCACCTGTTGTCTGTAGTAGAGCTTCCTCTAGTTTCTTTGGTAGTGTCTTTCCCCTTTTGTCTGCTCTCCTCAGTATCCCTCGACAGGCTTTCGGACTCAAAGAGTATCTCTGCTGCACTTCTCCAGTCCCCTGAAGAACATCCAACAACAAAGACTCTTTTACGTCTTTGGGGTACTCCGAAATATTGAGCATCCAAAGTTCTGTAGGCGAACCCATACCTGATTTCTTGAATCGCCCTGATGAAGGAGCTAAAGTCTTTTCCTTTGTTAGAGGACAAAACTCCAGGGACATTTTCCCAGATGAAATATTTGGGTTTAAAGTGGTCAAGTAATCCAATATAGGTGAGGGCAAGGTTTCCTCTTGGGTCTTCAAGTCCTTTCCTAAGTCCTGAGATACTGAACGATTGGCATGGTGTTCCTCCAATGATAAGGTCAACTGGTTCATTTATATTCCACTCCTTGTAGTTAGTCATGTCACCTAGATTAGGTACGTTTGGGTAATGATGCTTCAGAACAGCAGACGGAAACTTATCTACCTCAGAAAAACCTAAAGGATTCCAACCTAGATTTTTCCAAGCTACAGTAGCTGCCTCTATTCCTGAACAAACTGATATGTAGTTCATGCTGAATATACTCCTGTATGAAAGTCAAACTCACAATTAACAATCCTATGAACACCTGATATTTTATTTTTGACTATGTTTAGATACCTTAGTCCATCATCTTCAGTCTGATCGTTCATAGGGGGATTCCTAGCAATAAGAATCATAAGATCCGACTCCCCTGCTAGACCTGTTTTACTACCCTCAATCATGGCTTGTGATAAAACAATCTTACCCTCTGCCTCTGCCGATAGTTGAGTGCAATAAACAACTAAACAGCCATACATTTTGCCTATGTTTCTAGCATAAATAGCATTGGCTTTTAATACTTCATGGTTGTTGGTGTTAGATCCCTCTTCAGAAAACTTACTACCAATGTCCATGACAACTATGTCAGGCGAGTAGCTTTTTATAACTGCCTCTGCCCAAGACATAGTTTTTCCTGTAGCATCTAGGAATTTTAATTTATCTTTTATGGGGTCATAAAGTCTATGTGCCTCTGTCTTATCTTTTACAATTTGATTCATGGTCATGCCTGTGCAAGCAGTCATGTATCTAGCTGCAATTCTCTCAGGCTTTTCCTCATTGCATAAAATAAGAATCCTAGCACCTTGTTTAGCCCAACCATTAGGACTAGCACAAAGGGTTGCATGGAAACTAGACTTACCTACATTTGATCTAGCACCTATGACAAACAGCATTCCATTGTCTAATCCATTCACACCTTGAAACAAAGAGGGAATGTTAAACTGCCATCTAGTATTACTACTTGCACTAGCTATCAATCCCTCAATAGTGTTGTCAATAAAATCTGTTTTTATTCTAGGTATAAAATTATCTTGATGGTTTTCTAAAATATCTTTTAGTGGCTCAAGTGTAGTGACATCCCCATTGACATATTGAAAACCGAGATTGGCTACCAACTCTCCGACATACTGTCTATTAAGACTAGAAAGTAAATCATCTGCAACGTCTACACCTATGGCAGTTGCAGTTTCTATTTGCTTAAAAAATAAATTAAATTGTTGCTTCTGAGATGTTGTTAATGTGGGATGTGATGTAAAGAATAAACCTTTGACTTCTTCTAACTCTAGGTCACGTTGATAACTATCCATAGCATCATCTATAACCTGTTTAATTTTTTTAATATCTTTTGTGAATAAATTGTTTGAACATCTCCCTTTTAATGAATCATAAAAATCTTTACTTAGTAAACTCTTTATTAGTGAATGTTCCATTAAATGCCTCTATTGTATTTTTTATAAATGTAACGTCTGCTAATTTTCTGTACTTAATATCATCTGTTAATTTCAAAGCTAATACTTTCACTCCATGTGATTTTAATATTTTTGTGTACTCAATTGTTTTCTTAGCTGCATCAGGATCAAGAGCAACTATAACCCTTTTAAAGTGTTTAAGTGCTTGTATGTGATGTATGTTCATGGAAGTACCTAGTATGGCTACACCTGTAGCACCAAGAGTTTCTATAACACAGGCACTCACAACATCCTCTACAACTATACCTAGCTTGTGTTGCCCTCGAACAAAACCCTCTGCATAATTACCATACCTTTTCCATTTAGGAATGACATTATCATCTACTGCTCTGCCAACAGCATCTACTAACTTGCCGTTATCTTCTACAGGAAAAACAATCCTACTCTCTTTAACGTCATAGTGTAAATTAAGATCCTTTGCCCACAGTCCATACCTCTCACAAAATTCAGTCACAACTGCATACGGATTGTAAGTAACATTGCAATCATTAACATGTTCATAATCATAATTTAACAGGGGTCTGACATGATCAGGTAAAGAAAAAATATCAGTGTTAATTCTGTTTAGATCGTCCGACTTTTCTATTTTAAAATCTTGCATTCTTTTTCTTATTTCCTCGGCTGACATAAGTATGGTTTTAGCACCTGACAGAGAACAACTATTAGCATAGCAATTCCATATCAGCTTTCCCATATTGTTGGTTGCAGTAAAGGTGTTAGACCTATTACACTCAGGACATTTACCCCGGAATTTCTGTCCGTCAGATAAGTCTAAGTCCTCTACATACCTAAGTACGTTCACAGTATATCACCTTTGCCTGTTGCAGTACGGAGTTTAAAGGCTTCTGTGCTACTTGTCAAGGTGTTCTTCATATAAGGTTTTAAAGACTGAGCATTAGCATGGCCTGTAACTGACATGATCTGTGGTAAGGGTACACTAGCCTCAACCATCTCGGTAGTGCCTGTTCTTCTCATATCCATAATCCACAAACTGTCAGGCAGTCCTGCCTTACTACGAATGTTTCTAGCTAAAGTGCCTAGTATAACTTTCTCATAAGGCTTCTCCTGGATTTTGCCGTATGCTATTCGAGGTGCTATGTAAGGTTGAAAACCTACGTCCTCATGTTGCTGCACTAATATCTTGTGTAATGAATCAGGTGTAGGTAACTCAACCTTTGCTCTACGTTTAGACTGTTCTAGTTTTAACACTTGATCGTCAAAAGAATAATTCTCCCATTTTAAATTAGTCATATCACCCAATCTCTGACACCATGTGTATGCCATGTGTACTATCAGTCCAACTGATCGCCACTCAAATTTAGAATATGCAGTATCCAGGAATTGTTTAATCTGCTCTTGTGTCCATACCTCTTGTCTAACTCTATGAGGCAGCTTCTCAATGTGTGTGAATGGATTATGCATACACAAACCTACTTTAATTCCATAGTTAAATACCCTAGACATAACAGATCTAGTGTGATTAGCTGTAGGTACACCACGATTTTTAGCCCATTCGTTGTAGGCTTTTTGCACTATGGGTGTAGTTAAAGTTTTTACTTTGTGATCATATAAATCTGTGCCATGTGGATTAGCATCACAACAAATAGATATAAAGTAGTTGTAATCTCTTCGAGTATTGTCCGACAATTTTTCATAAGATAAGGATGCAATGTACTCTTCAACTAGCACCCTTACTGTAGATAGTTTTTTCCTTGCCATTAGTCTGTCCCTTTACATAAATGATAATTAACCATTCGATCTGCATATCTTTTTCCGTATGCTATTCTCGGTACACAACTGTCAGGCTCTGTTGTATTACCTGTGTAAAAATAAATCTTATAAGTGTTATTCTTATCTTGATGTATCTCGCATCTTCTTGATTGATCTCTGTTGTATTTAAATTTAACAATCATTCTGTTGTTTCCCATAAAGAATCTAAAAAAAATCTAAGTATCTGATTATGATCCATCGACATAATTGTTATCCAATTAGCATACTTCCAATCTTGATAATAGTTTTCATAGTAATGCTCAAAAAGCTCTTGATTAGCTCTATGACTCATTGTTTACCCCCCTTTAACATGTTATGTATGATGTTTTTAATAAGTTTGTAGTCATACTTAGTGTCTTGACCCTCTACCTCTTTGTGTATTGCAAGTATTAAACTTTTAGGTATAGCTGCATTTAAGTAATTTAAAAACTCTTGATCGTTAGGAATTAATTTATCTAATGCAGGTAAGTCTTTTCGTAACTCTTCCATTACCAATTTTCTATTAGGTGTAAATGACAGAGCCTCTGTCCAATCTTTAGCATTTGCTCGAACAAACATATATGCTAACAAATCAAACCCCCTTAATACTTTACTCATAATTAATCTCCTATAAAAGAAAAGGTAGTATTAATGTTGCAAAGTAAAACAACAAACTCCACATAAAAAATCTCATCTCTTCTTCCTCCCTAATCGTATTTGTCTTTTATAATAATCCTCTGCTTCTTTTTGCTCAAGAAAATGTCTAGTTGCAACTAACTCTTGTCGCATATAAGGGCAATAGGTTTTGTAAACTACACAGTAATTATTACTTTGTTTGTCTTCTTTCTTCTTGAGGTCTACTAGATAAGGTAGTGTTTCATAAAAGTATTCATCAATCATTATCCTCTACCTCCACAATGTGATGTTCTCTTAACATCTGCAAAAATATTATGTACGTCCACCTCATCTTTCAACCCCCAATTTTTGGGTTGTTTTTTTTCATAATGTTTTCGGATGTAATAAATAGTTTTTGACTTTCTTTGTCCCCTGTTCGGTACTGTAATATCTACTAACACTCCCTCATCCGAAAGAATTTGTAAGACATAACGAGTGGCATTAGGTGAAACATTCAACTTTTTCGACAGACTTATAGCAGTCCAACCCTCTTTATTATCCAAATTATTTTTAACAAAATCTCTGACGAGTTTAGTAGCTGTTGATGGTGGTCTTGACATCTTCTCTCCCCTCTTTCTCTTTAATTTTTTGTAGTATGTTTTTAAATTTATCTCCATGTATCTTACGAGATCGATTGGGATTTTTTATTTGATCCCTAACAATAGGATTTCTTATGGTCATGTTTAGACTCCACACAATTATAAAAAAAAAAAATTAGTATGATCACTTGTACTCTAGACACTAAAAAGAATTATCTTAATGCCCCCTAGCCTTTCAAATGTTTTCGTGCATCTCTCGTACCCTAAGTATTGTCAGTACAAGCAATCAAAATTTTAATACCAAAGTACACTTTTACAAATGTACTTCAGAATTAATACTTTGATACTACTTATAGTCTTAGTTTCCTAAAACAAAATCTGTGCCGTTGCTAACCTACCTTTCTATTATTTAACTGTTACAAGTTTAGTACACAAATTTAAGACCTGTCAACTTTTTTTTTCTTAGTCGATGGTTTTAACCTACGTCTTCTCGAAGATCCTTTGCCCTCCTGGATTCCAGGTGAATCAAAAGTTTTAATTTGTTCAACGTGTTGTTTAAAAATATCAAAAAATATTTGTTTTAAATCCATTTTACTTCCTCTCATATTCAGGGGTTGCATAAAAGAACATACACTTAGCTTCCAACTGCTCATGTGTCAATTCATATTGTGATCTAGCTAATGTTTCTCCATCATCTCTGCCTACTTGGTAGGCATGTTGCCATACATTTTTTATTTCTTTGGTATTTATATCTATGAAAAAGAAAATTAATAGGCCACCTAAAATAAAAGATAATACGTTTGTCATTTGTTACTCCAATTTAGATATTTCAATTACCAATGTTCCATCACTTGAGTGCATTTGATTTGAGATACCATAGTAATTAAGAACCTCTTCAAGACACCATGCTATATCCTCTTTAGGATAGGTGGGTTTAATAAGTTGTACCCTCATAAATGTTGGGTCTTTGTGATTCTTGTTTGCGTTTTGCAATTTCACTTAGTTATTCTCCTCAAGTTTTCTCCACAACTCTGCATTCTCGATTTCTTGTATGTCTATCTTAATATCCCTGATAGCAATATCCAATGCTTTCAAAACAAATGTGTCAACTAAGTTCGACATCAACTCATATTGATCATCATTAAAATGTGTGGGTACAGACTTCAATGCGAGTAACTCATTTATCTTATCTAAAATTATATGAGGTGAATTTTGAGAATAATATTTTAGTAAGTCTTCTCGACTGTTTCTGCTGATAGTAAAGTCATCTACTTCTTTTTTAGGTGTTGGCATTTCTATCTCCTAATGTATATGGTTTGTCTAAAAACTCTAAGACCTCTGCTGCTTTCTTGAATACTACAACTTCATTGGTAGCATTACTCGATTTAATTTTGTAGTGATTGTCTTGATAAAATACTGTGTATACCACACCATTTACAGTAGTTTTTATCATGCCTTCATCAACTCTCTCTGTCATTTTGTTGCCTCACTTTCTCTTGTAGTTTTTTATAACAAGACTTACATACCCAACCTGTACTAGTCCTACCACCACCATACTTCAGTTGTTTAAATTCATTACAGGTTTTGCAGTAAAGTCTAGGTTGATTCATAGAAGTCCATTCAAATATAGTGTCACTCCAATTGTAAAGGGATTAAATATTAAAGCAATCAAACACCATAAAATATTATTCATTTCAATTCTCCCAACTTAAAGTCTTACCTGTTTCGTAGTTTTTTATAACTCCATACTTTATTTCTACCTCGCAGTCAGGATAACGTGTGTCATCAGGTATAAGTAAACCTGATTCAACCAATGATTTTGCCTCTGCCTCTGACTTAGCAGTCAGTCCTAAGTAACTGTCAGTCCTCACAATCTTTGACGTAACGTGTGCATCAAAAATGTAAGTAGGTTCAGGCTTGGGTTTAGGTTTAGGTTGGGGTTTCTTATTGTGAAAGTATGCCCTTAACAATTTACTCTTTTCTATGGGGTAACTGTACCGACAATCAAGATCAGTAGATTTAAAACCATCCATCAACTTCTGTCCTCTGACTTTGAAAGTGTAGTCCTCTTTGTTTAAATACTTCTTAACTTTTCTAATAAAATCCCAACCATCATAATCATTGGGTATATTTTTTAAGGCATATAGTTGTTTCATCTTTTCTTTTTCAAGTAAGATCACGTTTAAATGTGTCTGACAACCCTCTTCATGTTTAACAACTTGTAGATGTGAGTAGCTTTCAGAGTTTACATGATGCGAAAACTTTATCATAAACCAATCAACTTGTTTCGTGTCTGCAATAATAGGCATATTAATTAATATTGGTTGTGGTATGTTCATTCTGATTCTCCTTTGCTTTTATATGTGATTGTAAATTGATATATCAATACCCCAATACCCAATGTCAGTATTACTCCGACTAAAACTGAAGTAAAGACAGTACCTAGCAAGGCTAAGTCTATGTCCCAATAAGTAAAGTAAGGCATCAATAGTATGTGTAAACCTGTCAGTCCCATTGCCATTAACATAGGGCTGAGTAAAAATGTTATATAAAGTTTATGTGTAGTTTTCAAATCGTTCTCCTTTTTTGTAACTTAATTAAATGTAATTTATCTTTGGTAGTTAACTCTACCTTGCCCTTGTAAGTATCCCACTCAGATCTCAGTAGTTTAGTGTAGGTAGGTTTACTACATTTATTTCTCCAATAAACCCATTTGAAACCTATTGATTTAATTTCCACATAAGTACTTCCAACTAAACTTTTAGGATAATTTCTGCGTAAGTTAAAAACTTTTTTATCAGAATCGTAAGGATATATTTCATAATATCCATCAGTACTCACAAATTTACTGCACTTTACTTTAATAGCTTTCATATAAACGCCTCTCTCTTTTCTAATGTTTTTCAATGTCGATAACTTCCGAATCCAAATAAGAATTTTCTGTAAGGCATACACTACTACTCAATGTCCCCTCTCTATCAATCATTACAGCTTCAACAGCTTCATCCTCGTCAGAAACATTCGACACTTCAAAAACTTTCTCTCTATATTCTCTAACTGTGACAATAAAACTAGCCATATTAATTACCCTCTCTTTTTTTTATAGGTCACACCATGAAAACTTAACATTGTCTTTTGTGTTTTTTTTGTAAAGGTCAGCAAGTTCAATTGCCATTCTAGTTAACTCGCCAATTAAATCGGCGTGTCTGTAACAGAAACTGTCCAAAGTGTCCTCAGTTGTTTCATTGTTTGAGTCAACTAATCTAGTCCCTGATTTTTTATCGAGAACGATTGCCATATATTCCAACGGCGTTGCGTTCAAACCTTCAGTGCCTGTGATTTTACAAACGTCTTTCTTATCCCAATCGTATTCAATTCCATTGGTAAGAATTCTTTTTGGCTTGTCGTAACTATAAATTACAATTTCAAAGTCATCATAGTTAGTGACAGAAACAACTTTCTTGTCGTTTGTTTTCAATGTCATTCTCCTCAAGTTAAAATAAGTCTAGTCCATTGGTCTGCCATAGCATTGGCAATACCTTTAAATGTTTTACTTCTTTGTTCTGCCCTCTCTTTTGGTGTGAGTTTCCACAACTCTGAGTACCACTTCGGCATCTTGCTACCATTACCCATAGTCACAAACTCCCCTTTGTCTACTACCTTTGTAGGCTTTAGTAAGGGTAAGTTTTTTAACCATAAACATGTAGTCTTTTGTGCCTTGTGTCCAAACTGCCAAGGCTGTATTATCTGATCAGGCTTTCTTATCTGACTTGAGATAACTGACATAGGATTCTCTATTGCTATTCTGTGAATGGGTGCATTCATCAAGAGTCTAACAAAGTCTAAGGCTTTCCCTCTCTTATTCCATCTATCTATATTCTTTGTCTTGTCCTTGTTATATAACCATCTGTTACCACTTAGAGCAAGGTATGTACAAGGGGGAAAAGCAATCATCATATCCCAATGTTGATCTAATATTTTTGTGATATCCCCTTGTATGTGATTCTTATGTGGGTTAGGTTTGATGTCACAAGAGTAGGTGTTCATATATCCTAGTCTTATGAATGCATCTCTGAGTGTTCCTGATTCCTCACAAGCAACAAGGATTCTAATGTCTTTGGGTAGTATATTAAATGGGATAATTTTCATTTTGAATTGTCCTTATTTGCATCTGTAAATATACCTGTGTTGTCAAGTCTAGCAACTATGTTTATTAGATGTTGTATATCTGTGTCTGCTAGTTTTGTAGCTTGTCCTGTGGACTCAGAAACTCTAACCATATTTAACTGTCTCTCTCTGTTTATCATTTGCTTGACTAACCTACCTTTGTCTGTTGTCAAGTGTGCATTTTTATCAAATTTTAACAATGCTCTAAGTTTCATTTATAAATCTCCTATAGTTAAAAAAAAATCTGTGGGCTATTTGTTTTACCAAGACAATTGATATGTTGCTAATGTCTTACTAGGTCTAGTAGTTACCCTTCTACTAATTGTTAATTACTTTATATACTTAGTGTAGTGTAAGTACATTTAATACACAATATTTTTTTATTTCTTTGTATCTTTTTTACAACCCCTCCCTACATTTTCTTTCAAATTCTAGATCTAATTTTTCTTTTTCCAATAATGATAAGTCAAACATATCCCAAGCTTCATCCACACCACAAGATAAATTATTTAAAAAATTAAGCCACTCATTTTTATTTTTTAAAGTTATTTTTTCAACAAAGTATTCTTTACCACTCTCACTATATAAATTTTCTAAATACTTTTTGTGAGCAAGAGCATCTTTTTTATTTGTAAAAAATTCAAAGTGTCCTCGTATTGCAGTTGTCATATATAAAATCATTTTTAAATCTCCCTATATTAAAATTAATTAGTAACACTACAAACAGCACTAGGTATATTAAATTGCTTGTGTATATACAAAGTTACTTCTGTCAATATTTTTAATAGCCTCATTCCCTTTTAGACGTAAACCTACAACAATATTTTTATCATCTTCGATTCTATTATCGTCAATATCTCCATCAATAACTTTTCTTCCTCGATGTATTGTGGGCAAGGGTTCTCCCTTTTTCACAAAAAACACAGTTGCAACATTACCTCCACGTTTCAAAGCATAATCAATCTGTTTTTGGGCTTTGGGTTCTCGACTATCTGACATTGTGAGATGATAGTTACTAGGTAGTTTCTTACCGAATCTACTAGCAATCTTAGTGTAATCATAGAAATTTAATTCAGGATATGCCATAAAGATATTTTTGTAGGTTATACCATCCCTTACACAAAGTATTGACAGATAATCAATGTCTGAAATTGTATTAAGTCTAATTCTTACTTTCTTTTTTAACTTGATAACCCTGTTTTTAACAATCTTTAAGCATTCATTACTCAACATTTTCATGAATGTAGCTTGGTCGTTTACAAACAATTCTAATTTTTTAGTTCTCGCATCTCTAACATTGGAGAAAATGCCTCTTCCTGATTCTCTCAGACAATCTTCACGACAACCGAATAAATTAGCATTTGGACAAGGATCGAAAGTTGAACCATCTTTTTTTGTAATAATTCTAGAGGTTAAGGTTAAGTTGTAAAACTCATAAATAGCTTGAGTTAATTTATTAGTCTTTTTAATTTTTGCGTTTGAATCTTTTGTTAATAATTGCATTTTGTACCCCTTAGTTTTTAAATTATAATTTGATTATGCTACCTTTAATTTATTTTTTTCTAATACGTTGTCAGTAGCAACTCGTATATATTCAAATGCTTTTTCAGCATCAGAACATGCTTTAAATAGTTTTGTTGGATTCTTTTTTAAACTTTCATACCAACTTTTTAAATAACATACATGATTTTTAGACACTAACTTGCATTTGTTGCCATAGTAAGCATCTAATAAGCTACTAGTAAACTCAGCTACTAATTCCTCATAAGCATATGAATTTGTACTAAAAGAGTTATTTAATTTTCTATTTAATCTAGACTCATGCCCTGTTGCATGTCCAATTTCATGACCTAGTGTAGATAAAAAATGTTCTTCACTATCAAATGATTCCTTAATCGGCATATCAATAGAATCGAAATTGGGGTAATAACATGCCCTATCTCTTTGCACCAAATGCATACCATTTTTTAAATTAATACCTTTTATCATGGCATTCTCTAACTCTGACAATGGGATGGTTTTTTCTACTTTTTTTGGTTTATATTTATCTTCAAGGTCATTAATAATTTTATCTACATCCTTAACTTTTCCTACCAATTGCGATAGATTCATGACATTGTAATATTTATATTTAGGTATCAATCCAAATGTGGGATTTCCATCCTTATCTAAAATTGGTTTATTGTCTTTTTTCTTTTCGTATTGTTTCATAGAGAAATGGAAAATGTTTGAATACTTGTTTCCCTTTATAACTTTGTATGCATTTTCACCAAACAAAGTAATCATATTGTTTTCGGTTAGCCACAAGTTAGACTTATAATTATTTTTAGCCTGAACATATGAAAGTAATAATGCATTTGAACCCTTGTAGACATTTTTGGTATGTGGGTTTAACTGAGATAACAAATTAAAATCTTTAGGATTCCAACATTTTTTATAATCTGATGATTTATTGTCAGGGTTAAAAATATCCTCAATCAAAGATTGTAAAATTTTATTTTGTGAAACTTGTTGTGTTGTTAATGTTTGTTTGTATGTTTTCATTTTAATTATTCCTTTTGTTAAAAATTAATTGTTTTGTAGGTGTTACCTTTTCCATCTTTAAGTTTTAAATCAACTGAAAAACCAAATATTAAATTATTTGTTAGTTTTTTAAATTCGGTTTCAGTTAAACATTTAACATTATTTCTAAACAAACTAATAAATTGTTTAGCCTCATAATTATCAGGAAAATATCTAATGTTCCCATATTGGTTTTTAACAATAAAAACTAATTTTTTTTCTGATAATTTTAAAATGTTTATTACTTGTTCTTTTGTGTAAGTTTTTTCATTTTCCATTTTATTATTCCCTTTGTTAAAAATTAAATTTTGTTTCGATGCTTTCTATATTAATAAATTTACTTTTATATTGTCAATAAATATTTATATATGGTTGTGCATAAATACAACATCTAGAAAATAATTAATAAATATGTTGACATTTAATTAAATGTATGCGTACCAGGTTTTATATGCAGTATATAAAAGTAACTAGTATGAATTAGTAACTAGGGGATAGGGTTGTGGTGAATTTTATTTTTATGCATCGTCTATAAGTTTTTCACATTAACGTGAATTCCATGCAATGTTTAACACTTTGATGTGTATTACTGTTAGTGAGTCAGTAAATATATAGGTACTTTTGGGCTATATACTAGCTATAACAGGTTAATTTAATACAAATTTTGTACTTGACAGTTGACCTGGACTCGCCGAGGGTGGTGGGTGGGCGTGAGCCACGGGGGGTGCTCTAGATATATATACACACACTCTTACACAGATCAGGTATTTTCAAAGTTATCCACAGGGGCGGTATTTCACCTAAAGTGTGACACTATTAAGTGTAAACTTATATGTACTGTGTTAGTGATTTATTTAATTAGAATTATTTTTTTATAGTATTTGACAGATTTAACTTTGTGAATATAATAGAGTCTAACAGACGGCAAAGGTGACATCACTTATAAGTGTATCACTTATAAATATATATCACTTAAAATAAAAAAACACTTATAGTGAGTGTTTCTAAATCACCTAATAAATATCTGTACTAAAGAAAGTCTGTTAGCTTGACTAAAAAAAGAAAAACTGTATACCTAAATGACAAATCTGTACTAGAAGATTTTTATCTAGCTATCAGAGAAAACAGATTAGATTCTCTTCATATACCACATAGTGATGTATTCTTTGTACGAGTTGCATTGAGAAAGAGGACAGGTATTACTTTTGCTTTAAGGGACATTGAGTCGGCTATGAGAAAAGAGGGTTGGGATAAATAATAATATGGCTATACCTGACAGATATAAGAAGATGGGTTTTACAAAGTTAAATGTTTGTAAAAGATCTTCTAGACCTGGTAAGAAGATGATGGTGTTAATCAAAGATGGTGAGAAGTATCGTGTGATACACTTTGGTGATGCATCTATGGGGCATAACTATAGCCCTGAAGCTAGGAAGAGTTTTAAAGCAAGACATGGAAAGAACATAGCAAAAGGTAAAACTAGTGCTGCGTATTGGGCTAACAAGTGTTTATGGGCTGGCCCTAAAGGAAGTAAGAAGTCACCCCCTAAATCTCAAAAACATGTAAAAGGAAGGAAATCTTAAAATGGCTATCCCACAATTAGCAGCAATAGGTGTTCGAGAAGTAGCAAAATTTACAATTAAATACGGAATTCCAGCAGCTAAAGAAGCATATAAGGCTTACCTTAAAAAAAATCCTGCCGTAAGAAAAAAAATAAAAGGAAGTCTTGAAAATATTACTAAAGATTTTTTTAGTAAAAAAAGCATTACAAATGCAGGTAGTAAATTTAAAGAAGCAGCAAGTAAAACAAAGACTAGTGCTAGAAAGACTAACACACCCAGACCACCAAAAAAAGATCCAAAAAAAGATACCACTAAAGATACATCTAAAACAGAAAAACCTGATGTAAAAAAATCAAGAGCACAAAAAGCTTTTGATAGGGGTGCTAAGATGACCCAAGCTGAGAGAAATGCTCTTGTAAGAAAAAGAGCAGGACAGGCTATTGGTATTACAGGTGTAGGTGTAGGTGTAAGTGAAGCTGTTAAAAGTATTCAATCTAGCAAAGCTAAAGCAGAAGATAAAGCTAGAGCTAAAGCAGAAGCAGATGCTAAACGAAAAAAAGAATTAAAACAAAAGCAAAAGGATAGAGCAAATCAAAGAATGAATCAAGCCAATCCTAATGTACAAACATCTGTTAGAAGTGGTGGTTTTGAAGCTAAACGTGATAAGCCTGTATTGGGAAGCTCTAAAAATATTAGATATGGTAGTGGAAGAGGTACTACTACATTTGAAGATAAAGATAAAAATGTAGTAAGAGATCGTTTTGGTAAAGCAGTTAAGAGTAAATCAGGTAAAGTTAGAACAAGAGATATTTTTAAAAGTAGTGTTTTTATGAAAGGCGGTATGACAATGAAAAAAAAGATGATGGCAGGAGGTGGCACTATGAAAAAGAAAGGGTATGCTGCTGGTGGGGTAATGAAAAAGAAGATGATGGCAGCAGGTGGAAACATGAAGAAAAAAATGATGGCAGCTGGTGGTAATATGAAAAAGAAAATGATGCAAGTAGGTGGAGCATTAAAATCACCAACAGCCGATCAAACAGGTTTAAAAAAACTACCAAAATCTGTTCGTAATACAATGGGTTACTTGAAAAAAGGTGGTGCAGTTAAAAAGAAAATGATGGGTGGTGGAATGTCTAAGAAAAAAGGATATGCTGCTGGTGGTATGGGAATGAAAAAAGGCTATGCTGCTGGAGGTCGTGCTACAATGAAGAGGTCAACAACACGAGGAAAATAAATTTTGGCCTATCTGATAAGTGATTTAAGTGATTACAACATTCCACTATTTAAATGTTGGGTAAGAAAAGAGTTTACAAACGGACATAATAACTATCATGGGGAATTTATCCATGCAATAGTTATGGCAGTAAATACAATGCCTGATAGAAGTTTAAGTTTCCAGGTAATGTTTACAGGTTGTGAAGCTGACGATGGTAGTCAGGAAAATGTACATGGGGGTGCTATGTGGGCTAGAATGCCCATTAGTGCTTTGGTTGGAGATATAGAATTAGATGAGTGGCCTGAAAGGATGCCTACTCATTTAGTTCAACCTTGGGATTGCCCATCACATTATCACAGCATAGTTAGGTTTGCTAGAGCTAATCCTAGCCCTTGGCTTTGTAAGATAGATGGAGATTTTTATAAATCTAGGTATTTGTTTACAGTAGATTTTACAGAGAGCCAAGTGAGTGATGACCCTGCTCAACACAAGCAATCACATGTGATGATACTGACTGAAGGGCAATGGAAAGGTAACGTAGTAGCTTTACCTAATAACAGAGTTAGAGTAACAAGCCCTGCATATTGGGTTACTGGTGAGGGTGCTCCTGATTTTAGACCTAGCCAATATATACATTGTGCAGAACAAGATGATAGTTATACAGATCCAGAAATAACATTTAATAATTTATATAGTGAAAATGACACCTAAAACTAAAAAAACAATGAAAGGTACTGTTGTACCTACTATGATGCCATCATTAACAATTATTGTTGGTGTAAGTAGAAAAAGTAAAAAAGATAAAAAAAAGAAAACTTAAATGCCAATAGCAAATAATAGTAGTAAAAAATTTGTAACTGAAACTGTAAATGTAACTTCTACGGATGGAACAGCTAATGCAACCTCCCTTTATACTTGTCCTACTAATTTTACTTCATTGGTTAAATTACTTTTGGTTAGTTCAGGAAGTGGGGGGAGTAAGCAAGTATCCGTTCAGTTATTCGATAACTCAGCTTCAGCATATAACACATTAGTAACTGGACTAAGAATGGAGTCTAGTTCAATTACTAATATACTAGATGGTGATCAATTAGCATTACATAGTGGGGATCAGTTAGTAGCTTTTGCAGGTGCAGGTGCTACTAGTAATTTTACATTAACATTGTCAGCAGAAGAGTTTTTTGATCCTTTGAGGTAAGTATATGGGTTTAATATTATTTTTAATTATTGTTGTACCTCCAATAGTGGGTGCTATTATACTAGATTTTAAATTAGGACAATTTCATGGCAACTAAAAAGAAGAGTACAGTAAATGTGGCTGGAAACTATACGAAACCTGCATTACGCAAAAGAATATTTAATCAAGTTAAGGCAGGTGGCAAAGGTGGAGCACCTGGACAATGGTCGGCAAGAAAAGCCCAAATGCTCGCACAAAAATATAAAAAAGCAGGGGGTGGGTACAAAAGTTGACATCCAAGCCTAGAATAGCTAGAAAGAAAGGACAGCCTAGAAAGTCTAAGAAACATTCTGATTTGTACACAGATGAAGATCCTAAAGGTACGATCAAAGGTTTAAAGTTTGCTACAGAGGCGGATGCTAAAAGAAGTGTTGCAATTATTAGAAAAAGTGGTAGAACACATGCACATAAGATACAAGCAGCAATAGCTATGGAACAAAGGGCAAAAGCAGCAGGAAAATTAAAAGCTGCTGCTGTATATAGAAAGTTTATCAATGCTATGAAACTAAAAACTAAAGAAAGAAAAAAATAATATGGCATTAGCTAAATCACAACGAAGTTTAAAATCATGGACTAAACAAAAATGGAGGACGAAAAGTGGAAAACCTAGTACACAAGGCCCAAGAGCTACAGGAGAAAGGTATCTCCCAAGTAAAGCAATTGCTGGATTATCAGCACAGGAGTATGCTGCAACTAGTAGAGCAAAACGAAAAGGCACTAGAAAAGGCAAACAATTTGTGGCTCAACCTAGTAAAATTGCCAAAAAAACAAGGGGCTACAGAAAAGTAACATGAAGACCTTAACTGAAAAACAACAAAAGTTTCTTGATGTTTTATTTGATGAAGCAGGTGGAGATGTTGTTAGAGCAAAAGAATTAGCAGGATACTCTCCTAATAATTCAACCACAACAATCATTAAAGCAATTAAAGAAGAGATTGTTGAGGCTACTCAATTGTACATGGCAAGAAATGCTCCTAGAGCAGCCATGTCAATTGTTAGTGGTATGGTTGAACCTACGGAGCTTGGAATAAAAGACAAGTTAACTGCTGCTAAAGATTTGTTAGACAGAGTAGGACTTGTTAAAACAGAAAAGCTACAGGTAGAAGCTAACAATGGTTTGATGATCTTGCCACCTAAAGATAGTGATGAGAGAGAAACTTCCTGATATAGGCACTTGGGTTTTACCACAACCTAAAGAAGCATTTGATAATGAATCTTTTGTGCCAATCCCCTATTTAAAAAAATCTAAATTTATTCCTTTTGGATATAAAGTATCTGAGGATGATCCTGATATTCTAGAACCTATACCACAAGAGTTAAAAGCTCTTGAAAAAGCAAAGGAATATGTTAAGAGATACTCATCAAGGCATGTAGCAGTATGGTTAAAAAAGGTTACAGGCAGATCTATATCACATACAGGACTTTTAAAAAGAATAAAAGATGAAGGAAGAAACAAAAGGAAATCTCAGGCACTTAGACAATGGGCCAGAAGGCTTGAAAAAGCCATCTCGATTGCAGAAAAGTACGAAAAAACCAAAGGTTATAAAGAAACGAGTACAGAAGAAACAAAAGCCTAAGTTAAACGTACAAGAACAACCTGAGAATATAGAAGAATTAGATTTATCTGAGCAAAATGTAATATTTAAACCTAATGCTGGGCCTCAAACTAGGTTTTTAGCAGCAGGTGAAAGAGAAGTTTTGTATGGTGGAGCAGCAGGAGGTGGTAAATCCTATGCTATGTTAGCTGATCCACTACGTTATATGGCTCACCCACAGTTTAGTGGGTTGTTATTGAGGCATACAACGGAAGAATTAAGGGAATTGATTTGGAAAAGTCAAGAAATGTACCCTAAGATATACCCAGGCATTAAGTGGTCAGAAAGAAAAATGCAATGGGTAGCTCCAAGTGGAGCAAGATTATGGTTTTCGTACCTTGATAGAGATGAAGATGTACTTAGATATCAAGGTTTAGCATTTAGTTGGGTAGGATTTGACGAGTTAACTCAATGGCCTACACCTTTTCCTTGGGATTATATGAGGTCAAGGCTTAGAAGTACAGCAAAAGACTTACCTGTATATGCTAGAGCCACTACTAATCCTGGTGGGCCTGGACATGCATGGGTAAAAAAGATGTTTATTGATCCTGCAAAGCCTAATGATTCTTTTTGGGCTACAGATATAGAAACAGGGAATGTTTTAACTTACCCAAAAGGACATAGTAAAGAGGGAGAACCTTTATTTAAAAGAAAATTTATACCTGCATCATTAATGGATAATCCATTCTTAGCAGAGCAAGGTGATTATGAAACAATGTTGCTTTCATTACCTGAAAATCAAAGAAAACAATTGTTAGATGGTAATTGGGATGTATCTGAGGGTGCAGCATTTACAGAATTTAATAGAGATATACATGTAATTGAAGATGAAACTATACCTAGCAGTTGGACAAGATTTAGATCATGTGATTATGGGTATGGTAGTTATTCAGCAGTATTATGGTTTGCTGTAGCACCTGATGAACAGGTAATAGTTTATAGAGAATTGTATGTTAGTAAAGTATTAGCTAAAGATTTAGCCAATATGATACTAGATATAGAGCAACAAGATGGAAAAATTAGATATGGGGTTTTAGATTCATCTTGTTGGCATAGAAGAGGAGATACAGGCCCATCTATTGCAGAAACCATGATAATGGAAGGGTGTAGATGGAGGCCATCAGATAGAAGTGGGGGTAGTAGAGTAGCAGGTAAAAATGAAATACATAGAAGATTACAAATAGATGAGTTTACAGAAGAGCCAAGATTGGTTATAACTAGCAATTGTAGAAATTTAATTGCACAATTACCTGTGTTACCTTTGGATAAAAATAATCCAGAGGATATAAACACTAAATCAGAGGATCATTTGTATGATGCTTTAAGATATGGATTAATGAGTAGACCTAGATCTAGTTTGTGGGATTATGATCCTAATACTGCAAAGACTTCTAGCTTTACACCATCAGATCCTGTTATGGGATATTAAGGAAATTTAAATGGAAGAAGAATACACAGAAGATAGACAATTTGCATTAGATGATAAAGAAGAAAATGTTGTTACTGAAGACACTATTGTAAATGCAATGGTGTCGCATGTAATGGAGAAGTATGTAAAAGCAGAAGATTCAAGAAGAATAGATGAAGAGAGATGGCTTAGAGCATACAGAAACTATCGTGGTATATATGGCCCTGATGTACAGTTTACTGAAGCAGAAAAAAGTAGAGTATTTATCAAGGTAACTAAAACTAAAGTTTTAGCAGCATATAATCAAATTACAGATGTTTTATTTTCTAATAATACTTTCCCATTAAGTGTTGAGCCTAGCATATTACCTGAAGGTGCAGCAGATGCAGTTCATTTTGATCCTAAAGCACCTGAAGAACAAGAAAGACCTAAAGTAGCTCCTATGGTTAAATCAATGGAAAGTTTATATGGTTATTCAGGTGGGGATAGATTACCACCAGGTGCAACCATATATTCTTTAATGGATAGATTAGGGCCATTAAAAGATAAATTAGAAAATATAAAAAATTTAAAAGAGGGTGCAGGTGTTACACCTACTGCTACCACCTTTTATCCATCAATGGTTGCTGCTAAAAAGATGGAGAAAAAAATTAAAGATCAGTTAGATGCAAGCAATGCTTCTAAACAATTAAGATCATCTGCATTTGAAATGGCATTGTTTGGCACAGGAGTTATGAAAGGTCCATTTGCAGTAGATAAAGAATATCCTAATTGGAATGAAGATGGTGAATACGATCCTAGAATTAAAACTGTACCATCTACATCACATGTTAGTGTTTGGAATTTTTATGTAGATCCTGATGCAGATAATATGGACAATGCTGAATATGTTGTTGAAAGACATAAGATGAGTCGTTCTCAAATGAGAGGTTTAAAGAAAAGACCTTTCTTTAGAACAAACGTAATTGATGAAGTAATTGAGTTAGGAGAATCTTATTACAAAAAATATTGGGAAGATGATCTTAATGACTATCAAGTAGATAAAGGCATAGATAGATTCGAGGTATTAGAATATTGGGGTGTAGTTGATAAAAAATTATTAGAAGATAACGAGGTAGATATACCTGAAGACTTAGGAAATGTAGATCAACTACAAGCTAATGTATGGTTGTGTAACAACAAAATAATAAGACTTGTTCTTAACCCTTTTAAACCAGCTAAGATTCCGTATTATGCAGTTCCGTACGAACTAAACCCTTACTCTTTATTCGGAATAGGTATCGCAGAAAACATGGATGATACTCAAACTTTGATGAATGGTTTCATGCGTATGGCAGTTGATAATGCAGTCTTATCTGGTAACCTTATATTTGAAGTAGATGAAACTAACATGGTTCCTGGTCAAGATTTATCTGTATTTCCTGGTAAAGTATTTAGAAGACAAGGAGGTGCTCCAGGTCAGGGAATATTCGGCACTAAATTCCCTAACGTATCTAATGAAAACATGCAATTGTTTGACAAGGCAAGAGTGTTAGCAGATGAGTCAACAGGATTCCCATCATTTGCACATGGTCAAACAGGTGTGTCAGGTGTCGGAAGAACAGCAAGTGGTATTAGTATGCTAATGAACGCAGCATCAGGTTCAATTAAAACAGTTATTAAAAATGTTGATGATTATTTATTACGACCTATCGGTGAAGCATTCTTTAGTTTTAATATGCAATTTGATTATGACCAAGAAATTAAAGGTGATTTAGAAGTTAAGGCTAGAGGCACAGAAAGTTTAATGGCTAATGAGGTTCGTAGTCAAAGATTAATGCAATTTTTACAAGTATCTAGCAATCCTGCACTAGCACCCTTTGCTAAATTTTCTTACATAATTAGAGAGATAGCTAAGTCAATGGATTTAGATCCAGATAAAGTAACTAATAATATGGAAGAAGCAGCAAGACAAGCAGAGATAATGAAACAACAACAACCCCCTCAACCACCAATGCAACAGCCACAAGCTGGAGCACCTGGTGTACCTAACGTAGCAGATCCTACAGGGTCAGGTGGAGGAAACATAGGTGTAGGACAAGTACCTATACCTGGAGAACAAGGATTCACAGGCAATGAGCAACCACAGCAACAACAACAAGCAGCAGCACAACCTCCTCAAGCTTAAAACATTTGTAAACAATACAAATCAATGGAAAGCATTTAATGAGTTGTTAAATTTTTTAACAGACATAGAACATAAAACAATGGAACAAGCAACTGATCCAATTGATATTTATAGAGCACAAGGCTCTATGAAAACTATTAATTATTTAAAGCATTTAAGAGATTATGTAAATGCTGAACAGGAGAATAATAAATAATGGTAGCACCTTTAGCAGGACTTTTAGCACCTATAGCAGGAGCAGCAGCTAGAGTTGCAGGACAGGCTCTTACTAGAAGAGGTGCTATGGCTAGAGCTACTGCTGAAATGTTAACAGAAGAAGAAAAGCAACTTGAAAAAACAAAAGAACCTACATTTAAAACAACACCTAAAGATCCTAGATTTAGAATAAATCCAAAAGATCCTAATGATCTTAGAACATATGAAGAGGGTGGATCTGTAGAAGAACAAACTAAAAAAATGTTTGATACTGCTAAACAGTTATCTAAACAAACAGGGGTAAAGCATGAAGTAGATCATGTAAATCCTAAATCAAATGGTGGGTCAGATGATCCTAGTAATTTACAAGTAGTAACAAAAGAAGAAAACTTAGTAAAAAATTCTGTACAAAGAGGGACGTATAAACCTATGATTGAAAAAATGTACGATCCTAAAAAATATCCAACATATCAAGAGGGTGGTGCTGTGGAAGATCAAACTAAAAAATTATTACAAGAGGGTGGACTTAATGAGGAAGGTGGCACAGTAGATCCTGTAAGTGGTAATGATGTGCCAGTAGGTTCTACACAAGAAGAAGTTAGAGATGATATACCTGCACAGCTAAGTGAGGGTGAGTTTGTATTTCCTGCTGATGTAGTTAGGTTCATAGGATTAAATAATCTTATGAAACTAAGGCAGGAGGCTAAAGAAGGTCTAGATAAAATGGATCGTATGGGGCAAATGGGAAATGCAGATGAAGCTGTAGAGGATGATAGAGGAGAGTTTGATACTGAAATAGATAGTATTATTAATGAGGTAGAAAAAGAAATATCAGCAAAAGAAATGCAACCTGAAGAAAATGCAGATAATTTAAAAAAAAAGATTGAAGAGGGTGTAACAGGATTTAACGTAGGGGGTAGTGTTGAAAATGAAGATGATACAAAAAGAAATTATAGATCACCTTTTGCTATGAAAAGATTAGATCCAAGTAAAGGTATGCCTGATACTGAATCAAGTCAGATAGGTAGATCTTTATTAGATAAGAAAGGATTTACATCAGCTAGAGATATAGTCAGTAGAAAATTTCCTGATATAGTAGATCCAATTAAAGATCCTAATACATCCACTAGAGTTAGAGATAGAAATAAAACTAAACAAGATAATGTAGCAAAAGATTTTAGTACATTTATATCAGGCCCAAAAGATTATAAAACTTTAACTGATGCTGATGCTAAATCTAATATAATGAATCAATTACAACATCAGAACGAATATTTAAAACGGCAAGGGCAAGTTTATCCTAATCCAAAAGATCAAGCATTCATAAATCAATATATGGCAACTATTTTAGCACAAGGAGGTATTAAAGATCTAAGGCAATTAGGATATAAAGATGTAGAGCAACCTAAAGTACTAGCAGAATTAATTAAAAAAGGTGATAAATATTATCTTAAATCTGAAGAGGTTAGTAGTCATTTAGACAAATCTAGAAAAAAATCTAAACTTATTGAAGTTTTACCTGAAAATGTAAAAGTAACAAGCAAAAGTTTAGGTATGGGTAGGAAAGAAACTAAGATTGTTGGTTTAATTCCACAAGCTCCAAAAAGAATTTTAATTAATAAAGATACAGGTGAACAAGTAGTACAAGGTAAGTATGGAGGAGAGTTAGGATACGAACAAGATATCACTAGATCACTAGGTTATGGCATGAGATCAAAGGGTAAAGCACGAACAAATATAGAAGCAATTAATGTAGCAAATGATCCAAGAAAAGGATTAAGATGGGGTAATACTACGCAAACTGAAGGCATGACTAACTTTATGATTAGGTTTGATGAGAATGATAATGCTTTAATATATCCTGAATATTCTGATACTTCAACAGAAAATTTAAATATGTTTGGTGCTAGTGTATTAGCAGGTGCAGCAGCTACATATGGTCCAGGATTAATGTCTAAGGTAGGTACTAAAATAAGTGGTATAGTTGGAGAATCAACTGTGAAAACAATAGGAAAAGATGTGCTTAAAAAAGTGGGAAAAAATGTACTCAAAAAAGCAGTTACAAATGTGTTAACACCACAGGAGAACAAACAAGCATGAGTTAATGATTCCTCATGTAAAATAAAGAATCTATAATTGGCTACCTTATCCCCCCTTACAGGCTACGGATAGCCCCAATAAAAAGGAAGTAAAATGGCTGAAGCAGCAGAAGTGATGGAACAAACAGAAGTACAACCACAAAAAAAAGTGGTAGGTTTTGCTAAAAGATCTGTAAACAAAGAACGGATTGAAAAAGAAGAAAAAGAAATAGAAGAATTAAAAAAACAAAATCTTGAACAGGTAGATGTAACACCTGAAGAAAAAGAAGAACCTGAACCTACTACAGCAGAAGAAAGAAGTTTTAAAAAAAGATATGGTGATTTAAGAAGACACTCACAAAAGAAAGAGCATGATCTTCAAAAGCAAATAGATGAGTTAAGAAATCAATTAGATGCTTCTACAAAAAAACAAATTAAGTTACCTAAATCAGAAGAAGAGTTAGATGAGTGGACTAAAGAGTACCCTGATGTAGCTCAGATTGTTGAAACTATAGCTATTAAAAAGGCTAAAGAACAATCCAAAGACATAGAGGACAAACTTAAAAAAATAAATGCAATGCAAGAAGATGCTTTAAGAGAAAAGGCAGAAGTGCTTTTATTAAAGAAACATCCTGATTTTGTAGAGATTAGAGAGCAAGATGAGTTTCATAATTGGGTAGAAGAACAACCTGAGTGGGTTCAAAAAGCTCTATATGAAAATGAACATGATGCCAACTCTGCTGCTAGAGCAATAGATTTATACAAAGCTGATATGGGAATTAGCACTAAAAAGATAACTACTAAGGACAAAGAATTAAGTGCTGCTAAATCTGTAGGTAAAACACAGAAGAAAAACCCTGATAGTTCATCAGAAGTTGGTATGATTAAAGAGTCTGATGTAGAAAAAATGACACCTAAACAATACGAAGCTAATGCTGAAGCTATACAAAAAGCAATGCAAAGTGGTAAATTTATATATGATTTAACAGGTTCAGCACGTTAGCACTTGACATTTAACAATTTGTATTTATAACAATAGTTCAACAATTAATGTAAATGTAGTTTGCCCCTATATGGACACCAAGTTACATTTACAAATTTTATAACGCAACAAAGCAATTTTCAGATTACCTGAAACTTGATTGCCCATATTACCTAGCTAAGTAATATGCACCAATAAAGACAGCCTCTAGAATGATTGTGTAAGTTATGCGTGTTGGATACTTATACTTATTTTTTGAGGAGATTTATCATGGCTTTTCCTAGAGCAACGGGCCATAACAATTTACCTAATGGTAATTTTAGCCCAGTAATTTATTCCAAGCAGGTACAACTTGCTTTCCGTAAATCATCTATTGTTGAAGATATTACTAATAGTGATTATTTTGGTGAAATCGCAAATATGGGTGATTCAGTTAAAATCATCAAAGAACCTGAAATTTCTGTTCAGACTTATAATCGTGGTACACAAATTACCGCAGAAGATATTGATGATGAAGATTTCACATTAGTTGTTGACCAAGCCAATTATTATGCATTTAAAATGGATGATATTGAAGAGGCTCATAGTCATATAAACTTTTTATCACTAGCATCTGATCGTGCAGCTTATCGTTTAAGAGATCAGTATGATCAAGATGTTCTTGGTTATCTTTGTGGCTTTCAACAATCAGCAAAACATGGTAATGCTGATACAGCTAGAACAACCTCTCCTGGTACTAATGCTGTTTCAACAGCAGGTGATGATGAGTTATTATCTTCAATGAAGTTAAAGAAGAGTGACTTTGCTAACATTAGTGGAGGAGGCGATCATTCTATTCCTTTAGCTCCAAGACTTCCAGGACAAACTTCAGTATCTAGTGATACTGCCACATGCTTACAAGTTATTAATAGAATGGGCAGACTTTTAGATCAGCAATTTGTTGATACAGCAGATCGTTGGTTAGTTGTTGATCCTGTATTTCTTGAAATACTTAAAGATGAAGATAGTAGATTACTTAATTCAGACTTTGGTGGATCTGGACTACAAAATGGTTTAGTTGTAAATAATTTACATGGATTTAAAGTTTATGTATCTAACAATCTGCCACAAGTAGGTACAGGTTCAGCCACTACTGGTAAAAGTAATCAAAATGATAATTTTGGTGTTATAGTAGCTGGACATGCTTCTGCTGTAGCTACTGCTCAACAGATTACAAAAACAGAAAGCTATCGTGATCCTGACAGCTTTGCTGACATCGTGCGTGGTATGCACCTCTATGGTCGTAAGATTTTAAGACCTGAGGCAATTGTCACGGCTAAATATAATACTGCGTCTTAATAAGGAGATAGACAATGGCAACAGTAGATCAATCAAGTGGTATAAATGGAGGAACACATCCTTCAAGAGCTATCCGTAAGATGCCTTATAAAATCGAAACGGATGTTAATTTAGCAACTGTTACAACAACTAAAGGTTCGGCTCTTGCTACAGCAGATGTAATTCAAGTCTTGGATATTCCAGCTAAGTCTTTGTTGTATGCAGCAGGACTTGAAATGGTACAAGTAGGTGATGGTGGTTACACTATAGATATGGGTGTTTCAACTGTAGATGCTGATAACAATGTAGATGGAGTTACATGGGGATCATCAATTGCTACAGGTACAATTACTCAACAAGCAGCAGCTTATCAACCTGTAGTTGTAGGATCAGATTTAACTTTAGATCTAACACTTGCAACAGTAAGTGCAGTACCTACAACTGGTGTATTTCGTGCTTGGGCTGTTTTACAAGACATTTCTAATGATCTTGGGCCTGATGAAGTAGATCGTGATCAATTAGCTTAATGCTATATTGTTTATACATGGGTAGCTCTTGCTAAAAGGGTTACCCATTTTTTTTTGAAAGTAAAGTAATGGCTATAACACAGGCTTTATGTACGTCATTTAAAAAAGAATTGCTTGAAGGTAAGCATGATTTTTCTGTATCTGGAGGGCATACATTCAAGATTGCTTTATATAGTGCAGGTGCAGCATTAAGTGCAGGTACTACAAGTTTTACAACTACTGGAGAAGTTGTAGGTGCAGGATATACAAGTGGTGGAATAGATTTAACTAATAAAACTGCTACCTCATCAGGTACAGTAGGTTTTACTAGCTTTGATGATGCTACATTTTCCAATGCATCTTTATCAGTGAGAGGTGCTTTAATATATAATTCCACTACAGATGGTGGCTCTGGTACGACTAATGCTATTTGTGTATTAGATTTTAGTGCTGATAAAACAACAACAGCTAATGATTTTATAGTTGGTTTTCCTACTGCCGATAGTAGTACAGCAATAATAAGGTTTGATTAATGGCAACTAGAACTATATCAAGCACTACTGGTGAATTATATGGCGTTGCTGTATATGGAACATCAAGATATTCAATAAGTGGACAAATAACAGTTATACCTGATGGAGTGGAGGCAACAGGAAGTTTAGGAAGTGTAAACATTACAGCAACTCAATTTGATTACACAACAGTGGCTAATAATTTTGAAAGACGTAGAACAGTTTTTGTACATAGAAGAACAACAGCTTCAGATAGAACAGTAAAGGTAGCTTAATATGACATTTAAATGGCCTAGTAAAGACCCTGATGAAACAGTAGATTTTAGTATGGACTGGTCGAGATATTTAAATGATCAGGCAACAATAGATAATGTTATTTGGTTTGTTGATAATGCTTCAGGAGTAAAAACAGAATTAGCTAATGCTAATGATATAGTAAATGGAATACAGTTTGTAGGTAAATCAAATACTAATACTGTAGCTACAATAAATGTAGCATTAGGGACAAATAATTTAAAATATAAATTTAGTTGTCAAATAAGAGATACAAGTGGAACAATTGCTGAGAGAACAGTAATACTTCCTATTAAGGAATCATAATGGCATACAATTATTTAGGACTTGTTAACGAAGTCAATAGAAGGCTTAATGAGGTAGAACTTACATCTAGTAATTTTGCTAGTGCTTCAGGATTTTATGCACAAGTAAAAGATAGTGTTAATGCTTCTATTCAAGAAATAGATCAAGAATATCCTGAATGGCCTTATAACTTTGTTGAGCAAGAAGATGTATTAACTGCTGGAGTTACTAGATATAGCTTTCCAGCTAATTCAACAACTATTGATTTTGAAAGTTTTAGAATAAAAGAAGATACTACATTAAATAACAGAACACAAAAATTACAAGTATTAACTTATGAAGAATATTTAGATAGATTTGTTGAGCAAGAATATACTACAGATACAAGTTTAAGAAGTGTTCCTGTATTTGTAGCTAAAGGGCATGGATTAGAATATATACTTTCTCCTGCACCTAATAAAGCATATACAGCAGTTTATGAATATTATTTAACTAGTACAGATTTAGTAGATTCTACAGATGTGCCTAAAATACCAGAAATATATAGAAACGTAATTATAGATGGCTCTATGTATTATGCATATATGTTTAGAGGTAATACACAAGATGCAATGGTAGCTGAGAAAAAATTTAAAGATGGTCTAAAAAACATGAGAATGGTTCTAATTAATAAGAACACTTATGTTAGATCAACTATGTTAGCTAGAACACAACGTAGTACTTATGTTTATAGATTGGCTTCATAATGCCTGATAATTTACAAACTTATGCTTTTGAATTTAAAGGTGGACTAATAAGTAATTTAGCACCTATACAGCAAGGAGTGCAACAACCTGGCACAGCTAGGATATTAAGAAATTTTGAACCATCTATTGAAGGTGGTTATAAAAAAGTAAAAGGTTATACTAAATTTGATAGTGCTATAGTACCAGGGTTTAATACCCCTAAAGTGCATGGAGCTAGTCAATCAGGTACAACTTTAATAATAGGTAATGTACATTTTACTCCTGTTGCAGGAGATACATTAACAATAACAGGGGTGTCTGGAACATATACAGTAGCATCAGGAGGTGTTAGTCATAGTACTACTACTAAAAGAACCACACTTACATTAACTACAAGTTTAGATAGTAGCCCTGCTGATCAAGCTAACGTAACATTTACTACAGATTCTACAAAGACTATAAATGGTTTAGCTGCATGGCAATCATCAGTAATAGCTGTAAGAAATAATAGTGTATTTAGATCTACAGGATCAGGATTTACACAAATAAATGTAAGTCAATATGGAACACCATTAGTAAATGGTGGAAGTCAAAGTGGTGGTACTTTAAATATTGATGGTTTAACATCAGCACCACAAGCAGGGGATACATTTACTATTGCAGGAGTAACTTTAATTTATACTGTAACTTCACAACCTACAGTTAATAGTGCAGGAGAAGCAGCAGTATCAATATCTCCTAATTTAGCTAGTAGCCCTAGTGACAATGCAGCAATAACTTTTTTAGTAGCATCAAAAACTAATACTGCTGTAAATAGATTTGCTAAATACAGAATAGGTACAACAGAAAAAATAGCAGGTGTAGATGGAGCTAACTATCCATTTGTATATGATGCAACAACTTATACACCTTTAACAGGAGCACCTGATGATGTAGAAGGTGCATCACATATAGCATCTTATAAGAATCAATTATTTTTTGCTAAAGGAGATGTATTAACTTTTACTGCACCATATACAGACAATGATTTTGATACAGGAAACGGAGCAGGAAATATAAGTGTAGGTTCTGATATAACTGGTTTAATTGCTTTTAGAGATCAACTAATTATATTTAGTGAAAATAAAATAGATAAATTAGTAGGTAATACAATAGCTGACTTTATCTTACAACCTGTAACTAGAAACATAGGTTGTATAGATTCAGATACTATTCGAGAGGTTGCAGGAGATGTAGTATTTCTTGGCCCTGATGGTATTAGATCTTTAAGTGGATCAGATAAAGTAGGAGATTTTGATTTAGCAGTTATATCAAAACCTATACAAAAAGAAGTAACAGATGTTATTTCAGGTAACACCTCATTTTCTAGTGTCACTATAAAAAGTAAATCTCAATATAGACTGTTAGGTTTTAATAATAATATTAGTGAGGATGCAGCTACAGGTATTTTAGGAACACAACTAGCAGGGCCACAAGGAACTATGTTTGGTTGGTCTGAGATAAGAGGGTTTAAAGCATTTGTTGCAGATAGTGATTTTAAATCTAAAACAGAAACTGTAGTATTTGCTAATACTAATGGTTATGTGTATAACATGGATTCAGGTAACTCTTTTGATAGCTCTAATATTAAAGCTACATTTGCTACACCTTTTATCCCTTTAAATGATGCAGAGTTAAGAAAAACTATATATAAGTTACATTTATATACAGAGCCAACAGGTAGTTTTGAAACTAATGCAAGTTTAAAGTTTGATTTAAATGAACAAGGTAGTGTTCAACCAGAGGCAATAGCTTTATCAAATACTGCAGCAGGGCTTTCAGGTGTATACGGAAAGATAACTTCAACGTATGGTACAGCAGTATTTGGGGGTAGATTAAAAAAGAAATTTACAGCACAGACAATAGGTTCAGGATTTAATACATCAGTACAATTTTTTTCTGATGATTCAAATCCTTCATTTTCACTAGATGCTGCAACATTAGAATATGGTACTTTTGACAGACGATAACAACGAGGTAATTTAAAATGGGTACAGGCTACACAAGAAATGATTCAAGTAATAACATTGCTGATGGTAATGTAATTAATGCATCAGATTTAGATGGTGAGTTTGATGCAATAGTTACTGCTTTTTCTACATCAGGACATACACATGATGGTACATCTGCTGAAGGTGGCCCAATTACTAAAGTTGGCCCTGCCCAAAATGTAGAAATTAGTGCTGCTGGCATATCTCCTTCATTAACTAATACCGTTGATCTAGGTAGTACAGCTAAACAATTTAAAGACTTATATATAGATGGTACTGCTAACTTAGATACTGTATCAGCAGACACAGCAAATGTTGCTGGTGCAGTAACATTAGGTTCTACTCTAGGGGTAGCTGGAAATACTTCAGTTGCAGGTACTTTATCTGTAGCAGGAGAATTTACTTTTGCTACAGCTAATGTTTCTGGAACACTAGGAGTTGTAGGTGCAGCTTCCGTAGGTGGTACATTTAATGCAATTGGAAACACTTCTGTAGGTGGAACATTTAGAGTTACAGGTAATGCTACAGGTTCAGCAGATTTAGATATTAAAGGTGCAGTTTCTGTTGGAGGTGTAGGTACATTTAGTAATGCAATAGATGTTGCAGGTGGTATTTCAGGTTCTAGCACTTTAGATATACAAGAAGCAGCATCTATAGGTACAACATTAGCAGTAACAACTAATACTGATATAGGTGGAACATTAGATGTTCAAGGTGCAGTTTCTGTTGGAGGTGTCTTAACTTTATCAAATGAATTAAATAGTATAGAAAAAATATCAACAACTGAAAATATGTCTGTTGGTGGAACACTAACAGTTAATAATGATTATGTAGGTATTGATAGGTTTGACAATATAGGTAATGCATCTATTGGTGGAACATTATTAGTTAATCAAGCTACAACATTAAATAATGATTTAGATGTAGCAGGTGGCATATCAGGAACAACTACATTAGATATTAGACAAGATGCTTCTGTAGGTGGAACATTAACAGTTACTAACAATCAAGCTAATGCAGGTACTTTAAGTGTTATTGGTGCTGCTTCTGTTGGGGGAACATTAGGTATAACTAGTAATGCTTCGGTATTAGGAACACTAGTAGCTTCTGCTATAGATGTTACTTCTACTTTAGAAGTAGTGGGTGCAGCTTCAGTAGGAGGAACTTTTGGTATAACAAACAATGTTTCTGTGTTAGGCACATTAGTAGCTTCTGCTATAGATGTTACATCAACTTTAGAAGTTGTAGGAGCAGCATCTGTAGGAGCTACACTAGGTGTAACAGGTAATGCTTCTGTAACAGGTACATTAGCTATAGGTGAAGATTTATCTGTAGTTAGAGGATTTACATTTGCATCTGCTGCTGGAACAGGTAGATTAGATGTAGTAGGACTTGCTTCAGTTGGTGGTACACTATTAAGTACAGGTGGAGTATCTGATGCTGATGGTAATTTAAGAGATATTCCTAAGTCGAGAACATTTGCAGATACAACAGTTTCTGCTGCTCAAACGGATGCAGGTAACTTTATATTTTTAACCTCTTCTGATCAGACAGTTGTAATTCCAACAGCATCTGGAACGTTTGATACTGGAGATATATTTAGTGTGGTTTGTGCAGGAGCATCAGCAACAATCTCATCAAATATTAGTCTTATGTTTAAAGTAGGAGAAGCATCAGCCACAGCAACAATCACTTTAGGGGCAAATAAAATAGCATCAGTTTTATTTGTTTCATCGCAACACGCATATATCACAGGAACATAAGTTATGACAGGTGTACATCAATTATTAATGACAAATTTTGCAGCAGGTGGTATTGCTACTGGAGAAGGTCAACTAAATGCTTCTGGTGGTAATGAAACACAAACGATAGGCATATATAAGTATCATGTCTTTACCTCATCAGGCGACTTTACTGTAACAGGTGGTGGTAATGCCAGAGTCTTAGCCATAGGAGGAGGAGGTGGTGGTGGACACAACGCCTCGGGTGGCGGGGCTGCAGGGGAGGTTGATGACTTTCAAGAGCTTTTAGTTTTTGATAACTCAACAACCTATAAAGTCAGCATTGGTACAGGTACTACAAATAACGGTTCACAAACCACTATTTCGGCAGGTGGCACAAATTTAGTAGTTTCTCTAGGAGGTGGTAGAGGCGGAAATTTTAGTACGGCAGGTAATAATGGTGGGTCTGGCGGAGGCGGAGGGGCAGGTCCAAGTGCCCATACTTCAGGTTCTTCAGGGGGATCAGCTTCTGGAGATAACACAAATGCAGGTGGAACAGGAGGTCCAAATGACAGCCCTTTTGCAGGTGGAGGCGGTGGTGGTGCGACACAAGTAGGACAAAACTTTGCCAATGGAGCAAGTCATACTGCAGATAGTGAACAAATTGGAGGTGCAGGTGGCGAGGGTATTGCATTAACAGCAATTGATACTAATTTAGCTTTTGCTAATTTTTCTTCTTTTACCGAAGCAAACTCAGGAATTGTAGCATCAGGAGGAGGAGCAGGATCAAACAGACACGGAGGTTATGATGACACTTCGGCAAGTTCTTGTGCTCAAGGTGGTACTGGAGGTGGGCGAGGTGGAAAAGCAGAAGGTGCTACTACTGATACTCACCCAACATCTGCGACATCTTTTGGTAGTGGTGGAGGTGGTGCAGGATTTACTAGCACTAATGGCTCTGGGGCTGATGGTCTCGTTATAATAAGGTATGCGGCATGACTAAACGAATGGCATTGATTGATACATCAAATAATAAAGTACTTCAAATAATTGTTACTGAAGATGATTGGACAGGTGGTAATTGGTATGAAACTACCTCTGATAACTATGCTGTAATTGGTGGTACATATTCTATAGAAAGTGGTAAATTTATAGATATACAGCCGTATGCCAGTTGGACATTAAATTCTGATAAAAAATGGCAAGCCCCTATAACAGAACCAACTCTTACAAGTGAAGAACAAGCAGCAGGAAAATATTATGTCTGGAATGAGTCTTTATATCAGTCAGATAATACTAAAGGGTGGGTGCTTGGAACACATGAAGAGCATCACAGTTGAAAGTAATTAAAAATTTTTTAGAAGAGGAAGAATTTATAAAGTTACAAGGTATTTTTATGTCAGCACTTTGCCCATATTATTTTCAAACTTGTGTGGCTGATTATGGAGATAAAGACTATATGTTTACTCACACTTTATTTGATAATTACAATCCAAATTCAGAGTTATACAAATACACAGAAACATTAATTAAAAAATTAAATGTATTTGCTTTAAAACGAATGAGAGTTATGTGTTACCCAAGAACAGAAAAATTGATAAAACATAAAACTCATGTTGACTATAAAGAAAGCCATAAAGGTGCTGTATTTTTTTTAAACACCTGTAATGGTGGATTGTATATTGGAGATAAATTTATTAAATCAGAAGAAAATACAGTAGTGAAGTTTGATTCTTCCATACCTCATGCAAGCACAAATTGTACAGATGAAAAAGCAAGATTTATTTTAAATACAAATTATATGTAAATATGAACACACAAACTTCTAATAAAATAACAAAGGCTTTTATAGACTTACTTAACAAATACAGGAGATAGCCATGCTAGATCCTTTTACTTGTTTAGCTGCTGCAAATACAGCTTTTACTTTAGTTAAAAAAGTAGTTAAGACAGGTAAAGAAGCTGAAGAAGTTTATAAAGCTTTATCAAAGTGGGCAGGACATGTTAGTGATTTACAAGAATGGATGGGGGCTGAACAAAAAAAGCCTAGTATATTTAAAAAGATAACTTATAAGAAGTCAGCAACAGCAGAAGCATTTGATATGTTGATTGCTAAAAAAAGATTAGAGGAGCAAGAAAAAGAAATAAAGTCTATGTTTTATGTAGGTGCATTATGTCATTTAGGTATAGATGGTTATAGAGAGTTTATTAGACAACGAAGAGAAATAAAGGCTAAACGTGAGAAAGAAGTATATGAACAGTTTCGTAGACGTAAAGCATTTTTTCATAACACTATAATGGGTGGAGCTATAACTATATTAGTTACAATACTTATTAGTATGATGTGGTTTTTAATAGACATGATTACAGAGGCTAGTAAATGATTAGCATATTATTTACTACATTAGTTACATTAACAAACTCTCAGGTAGAAGAATATATTTGTAGATTAAGTTGGTACGAAAATGGTAAGTGTGTTTATCAATGTCAAAATGGATATGATGCTTTTACTTGGGTTATACGAGAAACAAAAGATAATAGTTGTACATTAATGAAAAAGTTTTATAAAGCATAGGAGTAAAATATGTTGCAGTTACTTACAGGACTATTACCAATAGGTGAAAAATTAGTTGAAAGATTAATACCTGATCCTACTGCTAGAGCTAAAGCTATGAAAGAGCTTAGAGCAATGGAACAAAAAGGTGAGCTTGCAAAACTAGAAGCTGAGTATGCTGACAGAGATTCTGCAAGAGCTAGAGAAACTGCAATTGCAACTAGTGAAAATGCTAGTTGGTTAAACAAATGCGTAACTCCAATACTAGCATTAGGCACAGTAACAATGTCTTTTGCTTTATTCCTAGTTATTATATTTGCAGATGTAGATGTAAACTCAGGAGCTAAAGATATTTTAGTATATGTATTGGGTGCTTTAAATTCAGCTACTACAATGGTATTAGCATATTATTTTGGATCATCTGTAGGTAGTAAACAAAAGTCAAATGAAATAAATGATATTTTAGATAAAAAGGAGTCAAAATGAGTGATTTAACAGACGCACAAAAACGTAAGCTTGTTCGTGAATTAGAAAAAGCATCAAAGCTACATCAAAATCAAGCTAATTTAATTAAACGTAATCTTCAAAAGAAAAAGAAAAAATAATGAGTGTTGATTGGAGTAAATCTAAATATTTTAAACCTGATGAGTTTGTGTGTTCACATACAGGTAAATGTGATATGGATGTTATATTTATTGCTAAGTTAAATCAACTTAGAGAAATGTATGGAAAGCCTCTTACTATAAGCTCTGGGTATAGAGATGCAACACATCCTGTAGAAGCTGTAAAAAAATCTCCTGGAGCACATGCAACAGGACAAGCATGTGATATTTTAATAAATAGAGAGAGTGCATATAACTTACTGAAGATGGCTTTTAATGTAGGGTTTACAGGAATAGGAGTAAATCAAAAAGGAGGGGTAAGGTTTTTACATTTAGATACAATTAATAATTCACATAATAGACCAAGACCTACTATATGGAGTTACTAGATTATGGAAACAGAAAACATAAAACAAGTAGTTGATGGTTTGTCTATGGCTACTGTAGTGGGAACACTTGTTGATGTATTACCTGCTATTGCAGCAGGGTTTACTATTGTATGGACTCTTATAAGAATATATGAAACTAAAACAGTACAAAAGATTTTAGATGAATATCGTAACGAAGATAAAGAAGAATAACTATGACTATGCAAAATTCAAAACCAAGTGTAAGTGCTCCTTTAATGTATGAGAGAGATACATTTGTTAGAGAAGCACCTGTTACTTCAGTAATTAGAGAAAAGATAGCTAGAAAAATAGGATATGACGGCCCTATGTCAGGGTATGACGAATTTTTAGCATCTTCATTATCTGCTCAAAGACTACATGCACAAATGACACAAGGTGTTACATCTAAATTAGCAAGTGCAAAAGGTGGTATTGTTAAAAGAATGGCTCAAGGTGGATTAAGTATTGATGACTTGTATCAAGGTGTATTAGGTAGAGGTGCAGATGCATCAGGCAGAGATTTTTATACAAAGAAATTTGGTGACACTATTGATGCAAGTGAGGTAGATCAATTTGTACAAGCTGCAAAAGCATCACCTGAAGGTCAAGAAAAAGGAATATCTACAGAGTTTGTAGATGATTTAAAGGACAGGACTAAATTAAATAGACCTGATGTAGCACCTGTAGAAGCTGCACAAATAACAACAGATCCAAGGCAAGAAGTTAAATTTGATCCTATAAAACAAGAGGACATTAAAACTGTAGATCCTGCAAAAGCTGCTACCTCAGAAACAATAAAAGCAGTTGATCCTAGAGATGCAGCAAAAGTAGATGTAGATAAAACTACTCCTAAAGTTACAGAGGAAGTTGAAAAATTAAAACCTGTTGTAGGAGATGTTAGACAAGAAGCTCAAGTACAAGCACAAACAGCAGATGTTAAAGCTACTGTATTAAAAAATGTTCAAGCTGCTGAAATAGATAAAGCAATACAAATTGACAATGTTCCAAAAAGAAAGTTACAAGCAGAAGAATTAATAAGTGGGCCATCTGTTAAATCAGCATTAGTAGAACAAAGTTTAGATAAGTTTCAAGCTGCACAAGCAGAGTTAGATCCTATGTCTACAGTACAAGGTCAGTTAGAAAATTTAACTAAAGACTTTGATGCTAAAAATCCTCCTGCTTGGGCAGCAGGTAGTTTAAGAAAAGCAACAGCAGTATTAAATCAAAGAGGTTTAGGTGCTTCTAGTTTAGCAGGGCAAGCTGTTATACAAGCAATATTTGAACAAGCATTACCTATTGCACAATCTGATGCACAAACAGTTGCTAATTTAAATATACAAAATTTAAGTAATAGACAACAACGTGCTGTTATTGCAGGACAACAAAGAGCACAATTTTTAGGACAAGAGTTTGATCAAGCATTTCAAACTAGAGTAACTAATGCTGCAAGAATATCTGATATAGCAAATCAAAATTTTAATTCTGAAGTACAAGTGACATTAGAAAATGCAAGGTTAGCACAATCTGTTGATTTAGCTAATTTAAACAATAGACAGGCTGTTACTATGGCAACAGCAGCACAAATGGCTAACTTAGAAACAACTAATTTAAATAATAGGCAACAAGCAGCAGTACAAAATGCACAATCTTTTTTACAAGTAGATATGAAAAATTTAGATTTTGCACAGCAAACTAATTTATTTAAAACACAATCAGTTGTGCAATCTATATTAACTGATACTGCTGCCGAAAATGCTGCTAAACAATTTAATGCTACTAGTGAGAATCAAGTTAATCAATTTTATGATTCTATGAATGCACAAATAAGTCAGTTTAATGTTTCACAGAATAATGCATTAGAACAATTTAATGTTTCACAAACTAACTCCATTAGACAATTTAATGCACAACAAAAAAATGCAGTAGCACAATTTAATGCTAGTAATGGTTTAGTTGTTAGTCAAGCTAATGCACAATGGAGGCAGCAGATTGCCACAGTAGATACTGCCACACAAAACCAAGTAAATCAATTTAATGCAGCTAATGCTTTAAATGTAACTATGCAAGAATATGAAAATGTTTGGCAAGAATACAGAGATCAAATGTCTTATGCTTGGGAAACATCAAATAATGAAGCTGACAGAATGAATAATTTAGCTTTGCAAATAATGACTAATGATGCAGCTATAGAAAAAGCTAAATACCAAATAAAAAAAGGTAATCAAGATGCAGCAGGTGTTTTCGTAGGCGAAGTAGCTAAGATTGCTATACCTAAAATAATTGATAAATTACCCTTTTAGTAAGGACAAAATAAAATGTTAAACATAGATAGCTATATTAAAAAAATAGAGGTAGAAGTTTTAGCTATATTAAGTGACGTTAAAAAAGAAAAGAAACCTAAAAAAGAAAAAAAAGAGTTAAAAGGTTTTATGTCACCAAAAAACAGTAAAGAAGATTCTAATGCTGAAGATAAAGAAACTGATATAGCTAAGACTATGGCAAAGTATGTTGCTAAAATTCGTAAGAAAAGAATGGAATTAAAAAATGACGATACAACTAAGTCCTGATTTATTACAAGGCCCAATACCTGGAATGTCTTTGACTAAAGAACCAGGTGAATATCCTTGGGAAAGACCTACTCAACTAACAACAGTTGAAGAAGCTGTTGAATATTATACCGATAGGGTTTTAAATTTTGAAACAGAAGATTCACTTTTAAAAGCTCTTGATAGTGGCATATCCATAGAAAGACTTTCTGAAATGTTGGCTGTTTCTTCTACTATGAATGGCATACATAATCTTGATGTTGGCATTTTAATTAATCCATACATAAGAGAGTTAATGAGATATGTTGCAGAAGATGCAGACGTAACATACATAGATTCTTACAAAGAAGAAGAACAAAAAAATAAAGTGCCTTATAGATTTATAAGAAAATATTTAGAAGAGTCACTAGAAGAAGAGCAACAACAATTACCTGAAGATGCAAGCATGATGATGCAGGAAGAAACACCTGTCCAAAAAGGGTTAATGGCAAGACAACCAACACCTATGATGGAAGAGGAAGTAGAAGAGTTACCACAAGAAATGTCTGAAGAAGGAGTGCAATAATGAGTATATCTTCATTTCAAGCAGGGCTTATAAGATCTCTTGGAGAGGGCTTAAAAGAAGATAGACTTAGAGCAGAAGCAACTGCTGAGAAAAGAGCAGAGCAACATGCTTTAGAAGTAAGGGCAGCTAAATCAACAGAAAAAAAAATAAGAGTAGACTTAAAACGTAAAGTTGCAGAAATCAAAAGTATTGCAAAAAGTGCAAAAGTTAATTTAAGTCCTACAGTAGTATCTGCAATTATGGAAAATCCTAAGTTATTTGAAGAATATAAAACTATTGCTAAAGATAGACCATCTAAATTACAAGACTTTGTAAAAGCAGATGGTGATGAAATTGTAGACGTTAAACAAAGAATAGAGTTAAATGCACAACAAGCATATAAAGATATTACAGGGTTTGTTGAACCAGCAGGTAGAACATTTATTCCAGGTTTAGATGTAGATACTTCTAGAATTACTGAACAGTATGCTGCTGAAGTAGGCATGACACCTGAAGAATTTAGAACAGTACAAGCAAAACAAACTATAGATCCCTTAGATATTCAAGTTGATAAATCTTTATTAAGTAAAGAAACTCCTACTACTTTATTAGATAGAAGTGCTGTAACATTATTTAATGAAGTCACTAAACCAGATGGTGGAGATCCTGAAGTAATAAAAACAATACAAAAGGAAAGAGCACTTCTTAATAGTATGGGTGGAACTAAGAAACCTACTACTGCTGAAATAAGAGCAAGACTGAATCAAGCAATAGGAACATTTACTCAACTGACTGCTGGGAAAACAGGAAGTAGTGTTAAATTCATTGATGATGGGGCTGGTGGTAGACAATTAATTTTAGAGTTTACTGATCCAAAAGATGTAAATAAGCATTTAGGAGCTTTAGAATTAGCTGTAAGACCTATTTTAAATAGTACTTTAGGAATAACAGATAAAAGTGAAGAAGGCCCAATACTAGAAGATTTAAGAAGAGCAGCTAAAATAGATGGTGCATATAATTCCTATGTGGTTAATTTTATAGGATCAAATTATTTAAAACCTGGCCCATCAAAGGCTGAAAAATTAACTGATGGTGACAAAGGAAAGAGTAAAGATTATCAAGGTAATCTACTAAAATTAAAGAGTGGCAAAAATGTTAGCATTATGGATTTTAAAGAACAATGAAATATACTTATAATTTAAATGGTTTAAAGTTTGCTTCTGAAGAAGAATTAAATGAAGATGAACAACAAGAAGTTTTTGATACTTTTCAAAGACAACAATTAGAAACACAACAACAACAAAATATTGTAAAAGAACCTGAATCTAAACTTGAAGATGTAGATGAAATTATTTTAAAAGAAACAAAGTATGATTCTATATTTAAAGAGGTAGGTAAAGAATACAATATAAATCCTCAACTGTTAAAATCTATAGCAAAACAAGAATCTAATTTTGATCCTAGTGCTGAAGGTGAAGATGGTGAAATAGGTATGATGCAACTCATGCCTGTTATTAGTAACAAATACATACCCAATCAAAATCCAAATGATCCTAGAAATAATGTTATAGGTGCAGCTAAGTTTCTTCAGCATTTAAAAAAGAAATATAACAATGATCCTAATAAAGTTCTTCAAGCATACAATGGTGGAGAAACTCTTTTAGATAAAAATCCTATGGGTGTAAAACAAACACAGGATTACAGGGATAGTGTACTAAAAAATATTTCGGCTGCTCAACCATTTAAGCAACAAAAACAAGCACAGCCTATAGTAGGTTCTGCCACACCTGTAGAACAACAAGAACCTGTAACTAATACATTTAAAATTAAGTACAATGATTTATATAAAAATCAAGATTACTTTGATCGAGTAGAAGATTATATGGTTTTTAGATTTGGAAAAGATTATGAGTATGATAAAAAAGAAGAATCAAAAAAAGAATATGTAAGAAAATTTGCTACACATATAAGGGAAGTTTATTATAACAATATTGATTTAACTCAGGAAGTGCTTTGGACAAGTAAAGCAAACAAAGCACAAAGAACAGCAGCAGGATATGCATTTACTTTATGGGAAGCTATACCAATTATAGATGGAGGTTACAATAAATTTGAAGCATTTGCTGATATTGCTAATGCTTTAGCTTTTGATCCAATGACATACTTTGGGGCTATTGCAGGAAAAGCAGTAAGTGTAGCAGGTAGTAAAACTGCATTATCACTAGCAAGAAAACAACTTAATCAAAAAACACTTCTTAAAAATTTAAAACCAGGATTAAAAAATAAAGCAAAAAGAACAGAAATTAAAAATAAAATAAAAGAAGTTGACAAACAACTTAAATCACATGTAAGACAAAATAGAATTGCACAGTTTAGTACTGGTTTTGGAGTAGAAGGTTTATTCGGAAGTTATGCAGGAGGACTTGATGAAGCACTTGCTGTTCAACAATATAGAAAAGAAACTTTTGATAAATCTAATATTGTATTAAGAGGTGTAGTTACTGGTGCTCTTGGTGGGGTAAGTACTTTGCCTGGAATATTTTTTTCTAAGGAATTAAAAGA